TTATATAGCTTTTAAATATTCAGGTTCTATTACATCAGTTGATTCAGTGTCTTCATTATTTTTCTTAAAACACTTTCTTTCCCACTTTTTGACTTCGATAATTAAGTATCGTTTCACAGCACCAGGTGTGTTACCAAATGCAGGGGCAGGGAAAGGTATGCCCCAAGGTGTCATAATTTCCCAGCGGCTTAAAGTTCGCTTGCTAATTTTGTACTTTTTACATATGACATTGGACGTAAAATACTTTTCCATTTAGCCCTCCAAACTTTCCGCTTTGACTTCTAATTGTGTACCCTCATAGGTGCCGTCACCCCCACAATTCAGACAGTGTGTATACATGCCTAAACCATCCCCATCAGGACAGAAGTTTTCAGGTAATGACCTTTCTAGAAATACAGTGCCGCCAATTGGCTTTGTGTGAATATGAGGAGCTAGACCGTAATAGGGGTAAATGCATTCACCATTTCCATCATCACAAAAATCACATGTTTTAACTTTTACTTCACTCATCTCTCAGCTCCCGATTCTTTTTCTACTAATGCACTGTAAACATCTTTAGCATCTTTAAGAGTAAGGAACTCTGGATCTGAACCAACAGCCCCTAAGCAGACACAAGCCATTGCCATTATGGTTTTGTGGTTTGGTTCCTTTGGAATCAGAATATGAGTATCCGGCACCGCCTGAGCTTTGGCTTTTTCTTGCTCTGATCGCAACAACCACCCTATAAACATGAAATACTCACCAGTGGTTTTGAAATCCTTAACATCAAGACCAAATGTATTAAATTCGGTTTGGGCAAAAGCCTCTCTTTCCTTATTCATGTCAATCATTGATGTGCTCCCGATCTAGATGAATAGAGAGACTTATTCGTTTCGACAATTTCTTCACATTCTTTTTGACTACCAACGAAGAAATAATCTTTTTTCAGTTCACCAGCCTCAAATTTAGCTACCCAAGTACCGTAGACCTTTTCGGCTGAGATATACGCATAGCGTTGCTTTGTGATTGAAATGATATCTTCAATGTCTAAACAATCACCCAAACAATTAAAGTCTTTTTCTTTATTTACGCAATTTTCAGGCTCTTCATTGTCTTGCCACATAGTTTTAATTTGGTCTTCAACAATTTGAACTGAACCTTTAGGCAAATTATGATCCTTGGCTTTATTCCAGAATTCCCACAGTTGTCGAGTTTGTTCGATCATAAAAAAGACTTGGTTCTCTTCTATTATGGAATAAGAAAAAAAGTCCCGATTTGTATAAGAAGCTGCGAGATCAGGAACAAACCATAGCTCCATACAGTCTTTTTTAAAAACTTCTACTTCTTCAATTAAAGCTTCTCTTTGGTTCGCTAAATTAATCATTCGCTTGCTCCAAACAATAAGTGACAGCTTGCTCTAAAGTTTCAAATTCCTTTTCCACATCATTGTCGAGATATGCCGTCCATTCGTCATTACCGCCACATTTCGAGATAAGAACACTTCCAATCCAAACATCATCGTCATCAAATTGCACTGCAGTCTTAACTTCAAACATTTAGGCCACCATCTGATAACTTTTTTGATTTAATCTTGCTAATCCACGCAAACGTAATTGCTCAATAAAGTGTTTATCTCTGTTCATCCATGCTCTGCAGAACGAGGCAAATTTCTTTTGGCAAATATCATTCATTGGATAACCATCTTTTGTTTCATTCATTGATATCTTTGCGACTTCTTTACCACGCTTTAAAACAATGAATCCATTTTTATGAGATGGGTAATACCCGTTTTCACACATCCAAACAGTGAAAGGAAACGACATAGAATCAGGGATGTTTCTCATCATTTAAAATCTCCAAATGGAATCTTTAAGTTTTGCCTTGTAGAGCAGGGCATCTGTTTCATGAAGCGAAACATTTGAGAACACATGAGTTCTGTTTCTACCAATCACAGTGAAAGTTCTGGTTTTGCTGTTGTATATTTGGATCATTGAGGTGACTCCAATAAGAAGTTATTTTCAACTTCTAGTTCTTTTCTTCTTTTTATAACCAGCTCCATTAGGGGTTCTTGAATACGTTCATCTGCTTCTGATATATCAATTTCAATCGCATCTAACGTAGTCAGGTCTGTAGCTCGTTTGACTCGTTCAGAAATGGAAATATTTTCTTTCGTTTGACCAGCAATGATGACTAAGTGTTTATTTAACTCAGTTAAAAAAGATTTTTGATCTTCTGAAGCCCAGTCTTTCGTTTCCTCAATGAGACTATTAGCTGCATCTGCAGTTTTAGTTTTCTTTAGCTTTTCAATAAGGCCAGCTAACGGCGACTCAACAGGTTTGTCATTATGGTAACGAGTCCAATTTTCCTCTTTGTTATTGGCCTTCTTTGCAGATTTTTTTGCTTGAGTTGAGTTAATTTCTTTATCTGCTTTGGGTTCAATTGGTCCCAAAACGTTTAGGATGTTGTCGTCATCTATACTTGTCAAACCTACTTCACCGCTAATAATTGCGTTAAGTAAATTCTTAAACTCCTCACACCAATAAAGTGACTTAACAAATACCCGCAACTCACCGAAATCATGCGATTTGCGTTTAATAAATGCATCTGCAGCTGAACGAGTTAGATGGCAATTAACATCTTCCCAAAAATATTTACCATGGCAGATATGAATATTGCGTTCATACCAATCAGATAAAATGTTTATTTGAGTAGAAGCTTTTACATCGAGGAAAAGTTCATCTTCCTCTTCAATTGCAAAGCCATTTAAAGCATGTTTGTCAGTAGCTTTAAGTGATTCAAAAAAATCATCAATTGTTTTAAATGTTGATTCTTGATCGGCATCAACAATATTAATAACTTCAACTGAGTCACTAGCCGGATCTAAACCCCAAACAATCTTTTTTTCTTGAACAACAAAAATAGGTGAATCAGTACCAGCGTTATCTTTTTCCCAAGAATTTTTGAGTTGTTGGGTAAACTCCGCCCATGTTTCAGGCGTAAATAGAGTAGGTTTCATAGTTGCTAACCTTTAAATATTTTGAAGCGCTTTACGCAAATGTGGGTCAAGGTCTTCTTTATTCAGTAGCCATGAGATATATGGGCGCGGTAATTCTTTAAGAGGCGTTCCTTTGTGTTTACCCCATGTCATTATTTTGGGTAAACGTACAGCTTCAGACATGAGAAATAAGGAGTTCAAATCTTTAATTCCCAGTCGTTCAATTAGAGCTATTAGGATAATCCCAGTAAAATAAACATCCGCCCGTGCTGAATGTGCATGTCTTAAATGCTTACGTGCTTCTTCACGGTTACTCATTACGAAATAGTACAGAACAGCTAATTTATGACTTGGCAAATCAGGCCATACATCCCTTGCTAAAGCTAAAGTACAAATTGTTTTTGCCTTAATTGCTGGTCCACATTTATTTAGAGCTTTAATGTCGTAATCAATATTGTGGCCGACAATGAATTCTACACCTTCAGGTAACCGGAACGCTTCACAGCTTGGTTGACCTTCAATATCCGCTTCAATAATGTTGTGTACAGCCATTGCTTCTAAATCAATTGGTTCCGGGCAAGAGAAGTAACGGCTAAATGCATAATCTTTGTGAATCTGAATTTGACCGTTTTCGAAGCTAAATGGCGTATAAGCAATTTCGATTGGATAACCATTCAAAGTGTTGGTTTCAGTATCTAATATAAGAGCTTTCATTAATGAGTTACCCCTTAGCGATTAGTCCAGCACAAACCGCAGTTGTGGCATTCCCATTGACTACCTGAACCTGAATGACTTACACCGAGAATGCATTTGTCATATGTGCATCGTGGGCAAATTCCATAAACTACGCGAAAAGGTTTAATAACTAACATACCTGATTCCCTCTTATTAACGTGTACCAAGAAAGCCACGACGAATTTTGTAAGCTTTTCGATCAGGGGAAGGGATGTGCGTTTTTTGAAGAATTTGACCTAATTCACGTCCTCTACGATATTTAATTTCGGTTTCTAGGTTTCGTAAAATCCAATCCTTAGTATTTAACGTATATTGTGAAACAGGAGTTAATTCATTGGCTTCATTAACCGTATAAACACGAGTTAATGTGTGATTTGCAGCATAAACTGTATGGCCTAAACGTACTTTGTATAAACCACGTTCCTCATCCTTTCCAACGAATTCGCGGAAAGTTGATTTATGGTTTGCTTGATTATTCAGACTGTTTTCGTAACGTTTATATCCTCGTAAATAGTTGGTTTTCATTGTGCACCACCTAATTTAACTACATGTACTTGAACATCAACAGGTTCACCTGAGTTAAATTGTTGTTGCCAATGTTGAGTCTTCTGCTCACGCACTTGAGCCTCTGCATCACATGCATAAAGGAAAGCAATAGCAAGTGCACTAAATATAAGAAAGCATAAAACATACGGCCACTTACTATCTTTTTTAAACTTTAGATCCTCTGCAGATGGATGCTGATAAAGTCTAGAAGTAGCTGGTTTATTTGTTTTATTCCCGCTAAGTTCTGGTACAAAACAAATAGGGGTAGATGGGGCAGATTGACTGCCTATATATTTCTGATTCATAATAATTTGCCTTAATACTTTCAGTATTGGTAGGAAAAAGCCCCGATAGCCGACCAAAGTTTTCTGGGCTTTTTTCATTTCTATGCTTTTACTTCAAAAAGTTGTTCTGTATGTTTCGCAAAAAGAGATACATCACCACCTGTATTTACATACATAGGTGTTTTATCTCTATGCTCTTCTACACATTTCCCTTTAGGAAGTGGAGCATTCGAAATTAATTTATGTTCTACAGTAATGTTGTTGTGACCAGCACCTTTAGATTTCGAGAACTTAAGTTGAACTGTAATTACTCCTACTTTTTGAGTTTCCATTGCTGCACTGGCAACTTTACTAACTGCATAACTAAGTTGTTCTGCAAAAGCGCCGCCATCTATGTCATTTATGAATTCTTCGCAATCAGTAGGACGTAAATTAGTCATCTTTTAATTCACCATTAGATGTGTTGGTGAAATTATTATGCATAAGTGCATAACGTAATGCAATACTGCATTATGCAAATGTGCATTATTTTTTGATTATTAAATTTTGGATATAAAAAAACCGCTTCTAGAGCGGTTTTTTGAATTGGATGCTAAGCTATTAATTTAAAAAGTTAATTTACTAATTTAATAGACTAAATCTTTAAATTTTCAACTGTTAGCTTAAGCATTCTTGCTAATTCCATGTCGAAACCATGTAGAGCATTCTTTATAACGTTGCCAGCCATATCATGATTTTCAAAATGATCCATTGTAAATGCTTGAGTTACAAGGGGATGATGCTCATTAGTGAGTTCTTTTATATTCATTAGAATAGATGCAGCCATATCTGGTGATGATCTTACTACCTCTTCGACAAATGTTTTTAGAAAAGCTTGTCTACCAATTAAGTCTGCCGTATTTTCTTTATTGTTTTTCATAACTTAACGTCTCACCTTGCGACCTTCAGATTTCCACCAGTATTGACCAATGATTTGTACATTTTCTGCTTCAATGCGAGCTGGTGAATAATATTCATCAGGATATTTAACTTTGTCTGTATTACGAGATACTGCCTTGAAGCCACCTTTACCTTGTTCATTCCATTCAAATAACATCTTGATTTTTAATTCATCACCTTTCAAAAAGGCATAAATTTCACCATCAAAGATTCTTTTAGCAGATGTATCAATTGAAATTCGTTGCCCTGGATATAAATCCGGGATCATGCTTTCACCATCTACAACTAGTACCTTCGCACAATCAGGTTTAACGTCATATCTTCTTATTTCATTAATTGGAAATAAGAACTTATGAGGGCTTTGATGTTCAATGTTCAAGTAACCACTTCCTGCACTAACCTTAATTTCACTATAGAAATCAATAGCTACATAACCATCAGGAACAGGGTCACCATCTTCGTATAAATGGATCTCAGTATCATAAATTAAATTATTCTCAGGACCTGGATTATGTTCGTTTTGATTTCTTTCTAAGACAGATAAATCTTTATCAAATAAGTCATTAACAGTTACGCCTGCCCATTTAGCAATAGGTTCTAATGTAGAGCGTCTAGGATCTTTTGTAATTCCGTTCAAAATGCGGAATACAGTCGATTGTTTAATCTCTGGGTGCTTTTGCTCAAGATCAGTAGGGTTTGTTTCATTCTTTGTGAGCAAATAATCAAGATTCGATTTCAGGTAATTCATAGATTTCACCGTTAACTCCGCGAACCTATTTTATGCGTATTCGCATAATTTGGGGAAAATAACTCACAATTGCATTGACTGTAATGCAAATATGCATAATAATTTGCATTAATCGGTCTGCATAAAGAGCTGAACATGACGCTTAAAGAAAAAATTTTGTTTTTGACAGTCACTCGTGGTTACACCCAACAAGAAGTAAGTATTGAAACTGGGATTGAACAAAGCTCCGTTTCACGAATTTTAAAAAACACTCAAAAAAGTGTGGGGTATCAGAAGGGCATCGCTTTAGATGCGTTTGTGAACCGTGAAAAAGAAAAAATGCAATCTCAAACAGCTTAAGTGGTTTTACTTTTGAATTAAGTAATGAGGTATGTATGGCTGAAAAACTTTTAGCAAATGCTTCATCAAAATTAACTTTAGAAGAAAAAGCAAAGATGGAATGGATTGCCAAACTTGAAGGCAAGAACTCCTTATCTAATCTCATCCGCTCTATGTGTAAGAAAAAGATTTCAGAAGTAGAAGGTGAGATGGCAGGTAAAAGCTCTCTCGAAGTAATTAAAAACATTTGCACTAGAAAAGTCTCAGAAGCTGAATCTGAATATCAGTTTCTCAGAAATGTTTTTTGTGGGTCAAAAGATAACGGGTATACCAGAGATACCTTCGAATTAGTGCCTTTACGGGCCGAAAAATCGCGGCATACAAATGCTAGTGATAAATCAGTCCAGCTTGATCTACTTAGCTGGAAATAAAAAACCACTCCCTGCGCCAACAGGAAATGGTCTATGGCTGTTCAAACCCTTGGAAGAATGAACGTGAGTAATTTAGCAAATCATCCCTGCTCAGGCAAATGCACTGATTTTAAAGAAGAACAGTGCTCAACTTGTCTTATTAATCAAGATGCCCCGCATCAAATCGTAAACACTCAAACCGATGAAGAGAAATTTCTAGATCGTGCATTCAATGCACAAAAGGAGATTTCATGACTTCAGAAAAAAAAGTTTGGCCGTTAGGAACCAATCACACTGATTCTGAGGGAACGCCGTGGATGCGTGACGAACAGAACAATTGGTGGTTTTGGCAAGAAAACTTTGGCTGGTCACGTTACGTAGGACCAGTGAACCAAGCTTTCTTAGATTTACGATTTGAGATAGGGACTGAACAATGATTTTTGAATTAATAAATCCTAGTGATAAATGTACATTTGAAGCGCCAAATTTAAAAATTGCTGCTTTAGTTACTTGTGTACTTGGAAACGGTCAATACTCTGCAAAAGGAATTGAAAACGACCTTGATGTTCCATTCTTTATTTTTGGTGGGCATGACGAATGGTTTATTTCTAATTTTGGGTTGAATTTTAAAGAAACTTATATTCAAGTTCGAAATGAAGAAAAGTTTGACCTGGTAAATAGCTTTAACAGTGTTTTGTTAGGTTCTTGCCTTGACCGTACTGCTTTCTATAAAGCTTATGACTTAATTCAAGATCCAGCTGAGAAAAATAAATGGCGTGAACAATGGTTAGATGAACGCCGCTCGTCTTTAAATAATATCTGTAAACGTGCATGGAATTTTGCTGAACAAGTGAGCTTGTATAAACCAGCTCAGGAAGGTGCAGCATGACTGTACGTCCAATTTTATTTAATTCAGAAATGGTTAGGGCCATTTTAAATGGATCTAAGACGCAAACACGCCGAATTATTAAGAGTAAAGTTCAAAAAAAAATTGATATAGCTGAACATCTTGGAGAGTTCTTTGGTTTAGAAGATTCTAAATCACAAATATCTTCTTATTTTCAGAAAATTTGTCCTTTTGGAGCAATTGGCGACCAGCTTTTTGTTCAAGAGACGTATGGCACCAAAATTAGAAGTTTAGGTGGAACTCCTCATGAGTCATTTGTCTACAAAGCAGATAACCCAAATGAAATTGCTTATTACGACTGTAAGGGAAAGGGTTATCCAGTTAGATGGAAGCCATCTTCTCGTATGCCTCGTAAAGCATCACGTGTTTTGCTTGAAATAGTTGATATCCGTGTTGAGCGTTTACATGAAATTAGTGATGTAGATGCTAAGGCTGAAGGTTTTGATAAACCTAAAACTGATTCAACTATGCAAAGCAATAATTCTCATAACCCAGTTCTTAACTTTCAAAAACATTGGGAAGCAATAAAAGGTAAAGAATCTTGGAATGAAAACCCTTGGGTTTGGGTGATTGAGTTCAAAGTTAAGCAAGAGATAATTTTTTCAATGGGGAACTTTTAATGGAAAAGTTCGTCTTTAAAAAAATAGGTGAATATAAGTCAGACTGGGCTTTAGCTTATGTTGATCCAAATAATTTATATAGTGCTGGCGGTGGACGTCTAACAGTCGTTTTAAGTAGTTTTACCGGTTCTGCTTTCTTTTCTCATGTTGGTCAACCAACTTTTAAAGAGTTCATTGCTCAATGCCATGCTCCTTATTTACTTAATAAACTTTTTCCTAAAGTTGAAAAGTGGGTAGATGTTGAGGATGGTAATGAAGTTATTGAATACATAGCTATCAATAAGCTATCTGAATTAAAAGATGGTCGATCAAGTGGCGCAATTTCCAAAAAAGATCTTAGAAATTTTTATGAACACCTTAAAGAAATTGAATTCGAATGTTTTTCAAATTTCTTTGACCAGCTCACTTTTAAAGACCGATCAATCATGTGTGAACTGTTTGGTGAAGACTGGCTTTGGGAAAGTGGGCCATCAAAATTAAATCCTGATTACGTATACCTCGAAAAAATGCTGGTAGATGTGATTTCTGAATTTAAGAAATTAATTGGATTGGATGGGTGAACGATATGAAAAATAAACTTATCGTTGACCGCAACCAAGCTAAAAATATCCGCGATAGGGAATCATGCGAAATAGCGGTAAATATGCGAATTAAGGAAGGGGTAAACAATCAATTTCGTGCGAGAAAAAAATTTCTCAATCAAGTTTTTTGGGTAGCTGAACCCCTTTGTAGCATTAAATGTGGACCTGAAAAATTCTACGGCCATTTTTCCTGTGATCCGCTTCCTGAAGGTTGGAGCCGTTATACACTTGATAGACCAGGAAGTAGGGTTAATTTTGGTGAACATCGCTTTTTAGTTGAGTGCACTGAAGTTAAGACATTTAAATATTCTGCAGGTCAATTATTCACTGTTTTACTAAAGCTTAAAAAAGTTAATGGTGGTGCATTATGAATATGTGCCTCAATCTTAACTTATTACCTCATGAATTGATTGTTGATAATTTTGCAGGTGGGGGTGGAACATCTACTGGCTTAGAAAAAGCCTTTGGTCGTCCAGTTGATATTGCAATTAACCACGATCCTAAAGCAATTGCCATGCATCGTGCTAATCATCCAAATACTCGTCATTTTTGTGAGGATGTTTGGGATGTTGACCCTGTAAAAGTTACAAACAATCAGCCTGTAGGATTGGTTTGGCTTAGTCCAGATTGCAAACACTTTTCTAAAGCAAAAGGTGGAAAACCGGTTGAAAAGAAAATACGTGGTTTAGCTTGGATTGCTCTTAGATGGGCTGACCTTACACGACCACGTATAATCATGCTCGAGAACGTTGAAGAGTTCAAAACTTGGGGCAGATTAGGAAAAGATGGATTCCCGAGTAAAAAGCACAAAGGTGAAACATTCAGGTGCTTTGTTAATGCATTACGTCATCAAGGTTATAAAGTTGAATGGCGAGTAATGAGTGCTCGGGATTACGGATCTCCAACTCTAAGAAGACGGTTTTTTCTAGTTGCTCGCCGTGACAACTTCCCTATAGTTTGGCCCAAGCCTACGCATGCTGCACCAGATAGCAAAGCAGTTAAAACTGGGAAATTAAAACCATGGCGAATCACTGCAGAATGCATAGATTGGTCAATTCCTTGCCCAAGTATTTTTACTCGTAAGAAACCTCTAGTTGAGGCAACTTGTCGCCGTATAGCAAATGGTTTAGTCCGTTATGTAATCAATAATCCAGAACCATTTATTGTTCCAATGGATAAGGTTAAAAGCGTTGCCCCAGTACTTACTGAGTGTGCAAATGCTTCAACCCCAAGATGTATGCCTGTTGATGAACCTTTACGCACAATTTGCGCAGGGGTGAAAGGTGGACATCATGCGTTGGTTACTGCGTTCATTGCTAAGCATTATACGGGTGTTGTTGGTAGTGATATTCGCGAACCGCTCCATACGATTACTGCAAAAGATCATAACAGTTTAGTCGTTAGCAACCTGGTGAAACTGCGCAAAAACAACATTGGTCAACCTGTTGATGAACCATTACATACCATTACCACAAGTGCGGGTCATTTTGCTTTAGTACAAGCATTTCTAACTGCCTTCTACGGTAGTGAGAAAGACGGAAATAGCATTCATGAGCCACTTCGTACGATACCAACACGTGATCGTTTTGGTCTTGTAATGGTTAAAGGTGAGCTGCACCAAATTGTTGATATTGGCTTCCGTATGCTTCAGCCAAGAGAACTATTCACAGCACAAGGTTTTGAACCTACTTACATCATTGATCATGGGATCGATGAACATGGAAACACTATCAAATTAACTAAGACAGAACAGGGAAGAATGGTAGGTAATTCCGTACCTCCTCAATTCTCTGAAGCTTTAGTTCGTGCAAATTTTGCACATGAACACTTATATGAGGCAGCTTAAGAAATGGCAAGATCTAGAAATATTAAGCCCTCATTCTTTATGAATGAAGACATTATTGAATTACCTTATGAAGCACGATTGCTATTTATTGGTCTTTGGACTTTAGCAGATCGCGAAGGCCGACTCGAAAATCGACCTAAGAAAATCAAAATGTCTTTATTTCCTGCAGACGATATAAACGTTGCAGAACAGTTAGAGAACATTTCTAAGTTCGGTTTTATCGAGTTATATAACGCTGATGGTATTGATGTTATCCATATCGTTAACTTTGTTAAACATCAAAACCCGCACGGGCTAGAGAAAGACAGTGAATTACCTGACCGTAATGGTATCTACACTGTCTATGAACGTAACCCGAAAAACAAAACAATTGTTGGAAAACCAATTCAGTTAAATAAAGCTGATTTAAAGCATTTTTACGATAAAACAGGACCGTTTGCCCATCAAAATACTGGTTCTGCTGTTGAAAACAGTTATCAAGATAACGAATCGAATCAAGCAAACAGTAGTGGGAACAAACAAGAACAGTTAGATAACGGTTCTAAAACTGTTTCTATCTCAGACCAAAACGCCCTGAATCCTGAATCCTTTAATCTGAATCCTGATTCACTGAATCCTGAAACCTTTAATCAGAATCCAGAAGGTAATAACAACTCCGCCGTTGGCGAAGTTGATTCATCGACTCAAACAAAATTTAGTTTCAAGAGTGCTTTGAAAAAAAATGGTGTACCTGAGAAAGACGCTGCTGAGTTCTTACAAGTTCGTAAAGCCAAGAAAGCTCAAAACACCGAAAACGCTTTTGACGCACTTTTGAATGAAGCCCAAAAAGCAGGAATTACACTTCAGCAAGCCGTCGAATATTGCTTGAAAAGACAAAATCCTTGGGGTGCCTTCAAAGCATCTTGGTACCTAAACGAAAAACCCGAAATGACTACCGGTCAACAGTCAAACCATCAATCGTTACCACGCAATGTAAATGATCAATGGGGCGCGCCAAAGAAATATGAACCGGTTGCTCACACAGCTGTGAAGGGTGAGTTGATATGAACGCAGTGCCTCAAAAATTGGAATATAAAATTTCCCATACAAACCAGATCTGTAAGATCCACAAAGAACACATGATCAATGTACATGGTCGAATCGTTTGTCAGTCATGTGTTGAAAAAATCATGAAGCAGTCAAATGAAAAATATGAAAGCGATAAGAATATTCGTATTTTAAATTTGAAAATGGCTCGAGCTGGTATCCCTAAAAGACATGTAAATAGCGGCTTTAGCAACTATGCAGTAACTCACAAAGGACAAGACAAAGCTCGTAAAACTTGTGAAAAATTTACTATGGATTTCAATTCAGGTGTTTTTCGAAATTTACTTCTTGTCGGCCGTACTGGTACGGGTAAAACACATCTAGGTTCATCAATTCTGAAAAATATCATCATTAAAAACTGGGAGGCTATATACATTACGTCTGCAGATCTAGCTGAAGATATCGCGGGTGCCTATCGCCGTAGCGGTGATAGTGAAGATGAAGCGCTAAAACGCTATGTAAAAAAAGATTTATTAATTATTGATGAATACGGTTTACATGACCGTGCTGAAAAACGTCCGCAGCTTCTTGAGAGTGTTCATAAGGTTCTACTCACTCGTTATGACGAGTTGAAGCCAACAGTTGTGATTTCAAACCTAAGTCTTTCTGAGGTCCGCGAAGATCTTGGAGACCGGCTTTGGTCAAGATTTCAACATGATGGCTTAGATATTGTGGAATGTGATTGGGATGATGCTCGTATAGGTGGAGGTAAAGCACAGTGAACGCATTTGTTGATATGAAAAAATCTGAATACGCATTAGTTGCTTACTCAAACGTAGCAGCTAAATCTGAGGAGCGAAAAGCATTAGAAAAAGCAGTAAAGAAGTGGCTGAAACATCCTGGTAATAAAATCCGACACGTTGAGTCTATAGGGCGTGATCTCAATATGCCTCACGGCACCGGACCTATGTATAAGCGTTTATGTTGTCGTTGCGAAACTTGTGTTGAATGGGCGCTTTCCACTGGTTTAATCAAATCTAAGCCAAAACCAGTTGTAAAACGTGGTCCAGATGCTCGCCAATTGCGTATTTTGGCACAGAAAAGCCAATTGACCCCCTACGCTACAGCTTTTAATGAAGATTGGGATTTACTGGCCTTAGAAGTGGATTATTCAGTTACGGCATTTCAACTTGAACGTATTTATCAAGGGCGTTCTGAAATTGATCACAACTTTGTTTGGAATCGAGTTAAGCGTGTTGCTGATCGTTTAGTTGCTGAAAAGTTAAAAGCTAAAGGGGGATGTACAAATGAAATCTAAATCAATCAGCAAAAAACGCTCAAAAAAATACAATCCAAATAAGCTAACACCAGCGCAAGTTCAAGCTAATCAGAGAAAGGCAGAAATGCGCAGAGAAGCTGCTCAAGAATATGAGTTCAGCATGAGGTTCGTTTCAAAAGATGTACGGGACTATATCGAAGCAAAGAAAATTGAAGAGGCAGCATTGCTTGAGCGTTTCCCTAATCGTTTAACAATACCATATCACTATCACTTCAGTATTGCAGCTTACGGTTACCAAGATTTAGCAATTGTTCAAGTTCTCGAACATGTAGAAGAGTGTGAAAAATGGAATGTTGAACTCACTATCACAATGTCCGATAGAACCGATCAATATGAAGGGCAACTAATAATAAATCAGCCATTTACAGCGCCAAAAATGAATTATTTTGAGTTTTCAGAAGGAAAAGCAGACTGTTACGTAGATATAGGTAGTGGATTACGTAGAAAAGGCTGGAAAGGATTAAATGCTGAGATATTAATGGCATTAGACCAAAATAAAAATATACCTGATGGTTTTGGGATCGATTTGATAGAGGTAGAAATAAGTACCTCCTCAAAATTCAAAAGTGTGTCAGCGTATAAAGAATTTTTGAGTGTTGCTGCATGGGTAAACAGTGGTGTAGCTGAGGAAAAATTACGCCAGCTTTGGATTGCTGATCAAATTATAGGGAACGGTAAATCGCTTGGTTTTGGGGATGCAGCATGATGAAAAGACTAAGACAACGCCAGCGCCAACAACGCAGTATTTTTGCGATGTTGCAAAGCTACTCTAGGGAGATAAGTACTTTCAAAAGTTCGGAGGCTATTGCTCCTAAAGAACTACAAGCACAATCTGCAAAACCTAGATATATCTTCACAGAACTAGGGAAAGAGAAGCTTTGCAAACATTGTCAAGAATATTGGCCCATTGATTCTGAATTTTGGTTCATGGTTAAAGCTAAGCTTAAAGATGGATCCGTCGTACTTCGACCAGATTCAGCTTGTAAAGGTTGTTATGACAATGCCTATCGTCCGAATTTATCAAAGGGTAAATATCAAAAACGCTCAAATCATGAAAAGGGAGCTGCGGCATGAACCGTTTCCAAGAAAAGCAGTTAATACAAATTGACGAAGAGCAGAAAGTTATTAAGTTCACTCGAAAACGTGAATTAATTGAATGTGATCATAAACATATTCAAATTTCGGAAGAAGAGAGCGAAGTACTTTGCATTGATTGCAAAACAAAATTAAACCCTGTTCTTTGGATAGCTAAATACCTAAGACAACTTAACCAAGTTACAGATCGTAATAACAGAATGTTAGCTGAGGTAAGGGTAATTCAGTCAAAGCTTGAAAAGAAAAACAAGTTTATGTGTAAAAGTTGTCATGCGGTTAATGAAATTGACTTTAAGAAATTACCTTCTCAAGCAGCTATTACACGTGGAATGTCTGTAATTGAGCAAGAGTTTGACGGAATGAAAGTGGAGTTCTGCCAATGAAATACAAAATTGGTGATAGAGTCTATGTAGATTTCAAATCATGTAATCGAATGGAAACTGATGGAACTCATATTTTTGGTGAAGGCCAGATTGATAGGGTCGATGAAGACAATGATTTTCTAATTGGAAGACTCGATAAAGGTGGTTATTTTGGTTGTCCATCAACAGATGTAAAAATACTTAATGAAGCATGCGTACACGGGTACGATGTTGCATGTTTATTATGTGGTTTTGGTCAATCTGAAACTACAGGTGAAAGGATCTGGCATACCCAACGATAGTATGTAACATATAGTTTTTAAATTAATAAGCGATTAAGCTCACCTATTGGTGGGCTTTTTTATTAGAGTGAATTAAATGACTTTAGAAATATGTAAACTTTGCGGAGAAGAAAAAGAGTTACAACGCTCTCATGTAATCGGTAAAGCTGTTTTTAGTAAGATTTTAAGAGAAGTAGAAAATGGGTATGCAATCAATATCTCAACTGGAAAAAATCAAATAAAGAAAAGTACAGATACATGGGATTCAAAATTGCTATGTAAGGATTGTGAAAAATTATTTAATCAAAAATATGAAGACTACTCTTATCATGTTTTAAGAAGAGAACAAAAAGGCATTTTAACAAATGAAGGTCCACACGGAATTTATTTTAGTAAAGTAAATACCTATAGAGTTATTCTCTATTTCTTCTCAATCTATTGGAGAGCGGGTTATTCAACTCACTCAGCTTATTCCAATGTTGTAATCAATGAAGGTATTAGTAATCATTTAAAACAAGTTTTCAAAGATGAAGCAAACTTAAACCCTAAAGCCTTCAGTGTTAGAGTTAGGTTGTTAAAAGATGAATCCGGAGGATTCCCTCCAGAAAGCCTAAAGCGAATTATCATAAATCCATATAATAGAATTCAAGGTAAAGGGTTTGTTTTATGCATGATTTACGAAGGATTCTTTTTTGAACTATTTTGTAATGCTAGTACTTTTAAAGATAGACAAGCACCTGGTTTTTTAAATAGAGCAAAAGATTCATTTTTTGTACCTTATGTAGATTTATTTGATATCCCCGAAGTTGTGCAAACACTTGCTGATGGTCTAAAAATTCATAATGAGACACCCGATGAAAAGAAAATTAAAATATAAATAGCAATTGAGGTGTAGGATAGAGTTGTATCTTGAATAGGACTTGTAATGAAAATATGTATTGGTGGTGATCTCAACGGTCAAGTTGTTGAGAAGGATGTTTATTCATTTAAAGCAGCCGATATAGATCCTGAGAAAAAGTCAGAGTATTTCACCCAGAGTTTTATACTGGGCGATAAAACTCATAGATTCTGGATTAGTAACGATATTGATTTTCATGAAGCCTGCAAAATCGTTGAAAAGATGATTAGGCATCAAGCTTAATAAATATATATATATTGATAAAAAACGATTTATATATTAAATTATGTGAACTGTTTATCGGTTTACGTTTATTTAAGTTTTATAGTCCGTACTTTCCCCAAGGTGCGGACTTTTTTTTCTGCTAACATTGTTCACTTAAATTTAAAAGTTTTTGGGGTAATCATATGTTTAATAATGAAACTAGAAATCAACATTTTATTTCTCAAGTAGAGCAAAAGTTAAATTGTATTGATCCAACTTTGCCAAGAGAGAGAAGAAGAATTTATAAGTTTAAAATTGATGATAGGGAAGAACTAACTTTTAATTTAGTAAACCCTTTAGGAGTTAAAATTGAAAATAACTTAAGTTTTAATGATTTATATACTTTTGATGTTTTTTCCGATAGAACTAGAAATAATTTCGAAGCTTATTTTGGAAAGTATGAAGTTAACATTGAAGTTTTTACAAATAAAATTTTAAATAAAATTGATAACAATGAGGCAATAACAATTGAAGAAATTAAAGATTTAATTTTTTGTAAGATGATGAATTTTATAAGAAACCCATTCAGCATTGAAAAGTGCCTTAATACCTTTGGTTCATTGTCAACGGTTAGTCCTACAGATACACATGCATTAAGCGAATTTCGAAAAATAAAAAAGGAAAATATACATGTTAGCCCTGATGTATTAGCTCAGTTAAACATATCCGAAGATAAATATATTCAATGGTTAAAGATCATATTTAATTTTTTTTCCGTAAAAATGCCTACAGGATATTTAGGAGAGGAAATTATTAATGCAATTTTAGACATTGATAAAAAAAGAATTTATGTTGGTATTCATACATATGATCAAGAAATTTGCTTACTCTCTGATCGTAGTTTTGTTGATTATGGTCCAGCATTGCCGAATAATTTTTTTTGCTTTGGATTTAATCTCAATAAAAATTCATTTCTAAGTTTTATGATTTTTGAAAATACTTTGGAGAATATTAAGTTATTCTGCCCAGAAATAGTTCCTGTAATTGATGATCGAAACTTAACGATTGATGTAATGAGCCTTCTTCCACCAAGAATTGAGTTGCTAGTAAGTAAGAATAGTGTAGAAGCTTTAAGGGGTTACAACACTCAGGTTGTATATCAATGTCATACCCACTTCTTTAGCGCATCTACTACTTTTCTACTAAATAATTAATGGAACCAGTCTAAATTAGTTTTTAATCTTAAAATCATAATTAAAGTTCTTCTAAGATTGCAGGGCTTTAATTATGAAATTTTATTTGCTGATGCAGTTGGGGCGAAATAATGCCCAATAATAAAAGTCGCCGTCAGTGGAGTGAGTTTTTCTCCAATAATAAAAGACAGGAACTCTTTAAGGATTTCAGTGTTTCATTAGGCAATGAAAAAACTAAAAAGCAAAAGTCTAGCCCTTCTAAACATGTGTTTTTCCCTTGCCGTGTAGAAAAAGAAAATGACGGTGAAAATAGTATATATAGGGGAAGCACAGGCGGTGTTATCATTTCTGGTAAGCAATACATCACAATCAAATTGCCTTATGGATTAAGCGCTAACGAGATTTGGCGGGCTACAATTGATCAGAATGGAAAGCAAAGAAATAGTCTTTCAGTAGGTGCTAAAAAATATAAAGACAAGGTTCAAAAACAATATGGACCTATGTTTAGAGCACTTAAGTTAAAAGCTATCGATCAACTTTGTGAAATACGATTAATTGTTCAGCCACCACTTAAAACTCGTTCTTACAGTGCAAAGACTTATCCACGCTTTGATATTGATAACTATCCAAAATTACTTATTGATAGTGTCAAGGGTGATGGCTTGTTATTCAAAGACGACAATATTTTCATAAGTGAACAAATTAAGCTGGCAGAACCATGTGAAGAAGGTTGTGTCTGGCTTTCGTGCGTTTTTACTGATGAAACTGATTGGTTGTCAAAAACTGTTGATTTTGATTGGTTAGCTGGGAGAAGCATTTAAATGGCGAAAAAGAGCGATTTGCAACGTCGAGTACTTATCGGAAGAAAACTTGCAATGGCGCGTGACATGGCTCAATTACGTCAAGAAGACGTAGCATTAGAAATATTCGGTACACCTCATAAAAATCGAATGAGTGAAATCGAAAACGGTAAGTTAATGCCAGATGCAGAATTACTTTCTTTGCTATGTCAAAAATATGGTGTTTCAGCTGACTGGATTCTTGGTTTTACGATTGAACCGGAACTAGATAAAACAGCTTCTGTAGCTGGTATTCTGTTTAACAGTCTAGGTGAAATGATGAGTGAATACACTCAAGCCATGGCATTTCAATTAAGTATGGCTGCAGCACAGCATATTGCATCTTTCCCGAAAGCCTTAACTGTAGAGCTGCTTGAAGCTTCAAAGGGGCTAATTCAAGCTTGTTTATCGCAAGACCAGTCTATTCAAGAAAAGGTTTTACCTGAACTTCACACCCTTATGCGTATCGTTCGTGAGTGTGAACAAAATCGTGCGAAACAAATCCGTAACTTAGAAATGGCTATCGATGATGTTTTCCAACGAGAAGAGAACGATTTACAGCAAAAAGCTCTAATTGATCTTATCCAAAATAAAAAACGTTTTAGCAAGGCTTCTTTACAGCAGCAAGCTTTAGATGAAGTGAAACAAATAGGTCTATTTGCTGAATAAGGGATAGACTTTAATGGCTCGCAAGATTGAATACTCGGAAGAAATTTGGAACCGGCTAAAAGAAGTCTATGAATCTTCACCTAAGATTACATGGCAAGCTTTAGTTGATCAGGTTGGCGAAGAACTCGGTTGTGAGATGCCTTCGCCATCTGTTGTGCGCCGTAAAGCACTTGCAGAGAAATGGAAAAAGAAAGCTAAATCTCTAGTCAAAAAGACAGCCCAAGAGCTCAATAAAGAGATTAAAAAATTGACCAAAAAAAATAATGGTCAAGAAGATACACAAAATACTGATAAATCAGAAAAAAGTGATAGTCAAAATTCCGTCAAAAAAACGTCAAATATTGCTGAATTTAATAGTCAAAACTCTAAAAATAATGGTAATAACAACGGCGGGCGTTCTACAGTCAACGAGAACTATCTAAAGTCAGCACTTGTTGTCAAAAATAACCGTATACGAGCTCATAAGCTGGGTGAGTTAATTACTGATACTATCGATAGTGTTATTCATATTAGAGATGAAGTCCTTAATCTGAATAATCCTACTGAAGATGAATTAGCGCTGGTTAAGTTTAAAATGGGCTTGATTAGTCAAGTGGTTGATTTGAACGTTAAACAAAGTATCAGCATTTCTAACATTGCTCGAACTGAGGCAATGTTCTGGGGCTTAGATGTAGATGATCTTAAAGACCAATCGGAAGTTCAAGCACGGCGTAGTTCAGTTATTTCAGGTGCTGAAGAAAGAATGGCGATTGCTAAAGCAAACATGAAACGGAAAAAAGAAGAGGCATTTATGCGTAAGTTAGCGTTAATTGAAGCCGGTGAAGTGGAACCTGAAAGCTAAAATCAAAATTAAAAATATAGATAAACCTGACTATATGGCTTGTTATTGTTTAACTATTCATCATCTCATTGTTTGAAATAAAAAAGATCTAATGAAATGGTCTAAGTATGACTATATTAAAAAGAACTTAAACTTCTTAGGAGACATTTACATGTCACATAATCGCATTACAGCAGCTGAAGCTTCTGCTTTAGCATCTGGTCTTCCTGATCATGATAAAGAATATATTATTGATCAAGTTTACAGAACTGTTAGAGCAAATCTAAAAGAGGGTTCTATTCAAGTTCAATTTGATAAAAAGTTAACTTCTAAGCTTGCTATGGAGGCTGCTATTCGTCATCTACAAGGAGATGGCTATCAAGTTAAACTCGAAGGTTTAGAGGAAGTGGCCTATTATTATAAATTAAATGTAAATTGGCCTGTGTAAGTATTATCTTTAAGGAACTAGGTAGCTTTTACTTTAAAAAAGTTTTCCAAAATGCCCTATATCAAAATGGGGCATTTTTTATGGCTAAAAAAGAAAGTGGCATCGAGTACGATGATTTAGGTTTCATCATTGGAATGAAACGAGTTGAAAAAAAAGTAAGTACGATTGATTCAAATATTGAAAAGATCATAGATATTCTTACTCAAAGCTTTGAAGAGCAAAAAGTTCAATTTGCTCAGCCTCAGCCAAAACTAACTGAATTTCAAAAGATGCTTAATGCTATCAATAATAGACCACCTTTAGAATTTGAAGATTTATTAAAAGGAAAAGCAAATCATGTTACACAGTCTTTTGTTGTAGCAGACAAACTGGTCAAAGACTTTGCTGATGTTTTGAACCAATCAGTTAATAACCTTAATACAGTAGATAAAAAACAAATCAACAAAGCTAAAGGACGAAAGCCAGCTATAGAAATTAATAGTCATGAAGACTTATCAAAAATTGTAAATCCTACTGTTCCTGAGCGTGATGAAAAGGGCCGTTTTGTATCTAAACCAAATGAACCCCAAAACCAATCATCGATTCGTAAAGTTGCCCAAACGATATCTACGGCGATTAAAGGGGTAATGCCGAACTCAACACAAGGTGTAGATCCTACAGTTGATGCAATCAATGAAGTTAGTCATTTACTTTCGCCTGTACGCCGTGCAGCAGGATTAGCTTTGCGGCCATTAACTGGATTAATGCGTAGTAAAAAGCGAAATGAGCCATTACCTCGTGAACAAGAGAACCATAACCGCAAACAAATAAAGTTATTGCAGCGTATTGCCGATAATTTAGCTTCTAAGGGTGGTTTGTTAGGTTCACTAGGGAAATTACTTTCTACAGCTCTATCTGCTGGCAGTGGGCTGTTAGGTGGAGTACTGGGCAAAGGTAGAAAAGGTATTGGGAAATTAGGGAAGGGTCTTGGAAAAGTCCTCAAGTTTGGCCGTGGTCTACCCGTAATTGGTGCACTTGCTGCTGGTGCATCATTGTTAGATTGGAATGAACAAAGTACACAAGAAAAGGGGGGTACAGTTGGTAGTCTTGCTGGTGGAGTGATCGGCGGTACGGTAGGATCCATATTTGGTCCAGCTGGTACCTTGATTGGTGGTATGGCTGGATCTTGGATAGGTAACCAGCTTGGTACAGCAGTTGCGCCGTATTTTAAAGAGTGGACAGATTCATTAATAGCTGCAGATGTACCAGGTATTATTAATACTGCTTGGAAAGGGTTTGTTAACTATGCAACCAATGCTTTTGAACTGACAAAAGGTACAGCATCAAAAGTTGTAGACGGTGTTAAAGATACTGCTAGTGATACCTTAGATTTCATTAAGGATAAATTTAATCGCTTTAATCCATTTCATGACGGCGTTCCCACATGGGGCATTGGGCAAGGAGTTTATAAGCCGGGTTTTGGTGCAAATAAAAATGTACCTGTTTATGGTTCAACTGTTTCTCCAATTGGTGAAAAAACTAAGGAAAAGCAACTTGCAGTTTACAATGCAATGAAGAAAGCTGGTTTTAATGATAATTGGGCTGCTGGTTTAACTGCTTCTGTTGGTAGGGAAAATGACTACCAAGATAAATATCTGTTTGGTAAACACCAGGATAAAGCTGGTGGTACGAATATGGGTATGATCTCTTGGCAAGGAGCCCGTAAAGACAGGCTTACGGCATATATGAAGGAAAGGGGATTACTAGATGCAAACGGTAATATGGTACGGAGCCAAGCAGCTTTAGATGCACAAGGTGCATTTATGAAGCATGAAATCGAAACGAATCCTGAATATGCTTCGGTTAAAGCGTATATGCAGAATAACCCAAATGCATCAAAAGAAGATATTGCCCGAGTTCTCGGCACAAAATATGTAAGATGGGCGTATGGGCAAACAAAGCTTCGCAATGGGAAGTCATTTGATTATAGACCGCATTTAGAAAAGGAATATAAATACAGAGCTAACATTGATAAAACTGTTCAGGAACAGAAAACAAATCTACCTAAAGAAAATAACCCAGCTGTATCAGATTTGAAATCAAGTCATATTGTGGACAATACAAGAGCTAAAGTTGCTAGTGTTTTAAGCACCCAAAAAGCTATCGTTCCCCAAGCTACTACAAAAGCAAAACCTTCATTAAATAATCAAAATAGATTATTAACTAATGTCACGCCGTTTAAGCAACCTTTAAATACTCCTAACCCACAGGAAGTTGTTGTTGTAAATCAGAATAATGGTAACATCGGGCAGAATGTTAGTGATCGTTTCCTTGCTCATGCTTTAACTGGCGGCATTGGAATGGGGAAATTAGACGTTTAGTTTTGGGATATATATGACTTTAAAATTATTAAAATTATCTTTCTTAGTTACGGCAGCTTTTTCAAGTTATGTTCAAGCTGCTACAAGTGTTAATGATATTTTGAATAAACAAATAATTGCTACCAACAGTGAAAATATTAATTCGACAAAGGTAATTAGTGAACTTTGTATTTTTAGTTGTGATTTATTAAGTACAAACCCTGAAGTGTCTTATGGTGGCATGGACGAACTTTATGTTCTTTTACGAGAAAAATATGGTTTAGATTCTAAGCAAAGTTGTAAGTTCTATAAAAGGACAACTGGCAATGTAATATTAGATACACAATATAAAATTGCAGCCTTACAGGGAACGCCAAATCCTGATGCCTATTCAGATTCAATTTTTAATAATTTGATATATAAGCAAGGAATATATAGTTCTTCAGATGTAAATGTGGACATTTATTATGATTTAGTTGACATTGCTAGAATCAATAATCCTGAATTAGATGAAAATAGCAAAAACAATCTAGTAAAAACTTTTCAAATGCGCCATCGTTTTATTGCCAATAGTTGTGGTGAAAAATTTATGATGGCTTATGACAAGTACTTAAATAAAGTTAGTGAGTTAAGAGAGGCTGAATATATTGAAGCAATTAATAAAAAGAATGCTAAAGAACGGGAAAAAGAGGAATGGGAAGAAGAAATCCGTTTAGCAAAACAAGCAAGAGATCGAGCCGATGCGGAGAGGGAGGAACAAGCCCGTTTAATTGATGCTAAGAAGCGGGAAAATAGACAAAAAATTAATCTATGCAAAAGTACTAATAATTATAAGCTATTTATAGAATCCTCTAATGTTGTTAGTGCACGAAATAGTATTAAAGTTGCACAAGACGTTTTAAAAGAAGAAGATAGGTTACAAAGTTTTAGCGGTGTCACTCGTTTAGATAGGCGTTATGCAGCTGCTCAACGGATCGAGTATGGGCAAAAAACTCTAAATCAAAGCTTTGCCAAGTATAAACAATTGGGTGGAAGTGCAAGTAGTGTTGCTAATGTGACACCTCTAAATAATCCATGTAAGGGTTTGTGATTTTTCCAATATGATCAAGAAAAACCGCCGTGATAGTTATCACGGCATTTTTTTTCATATAACTTGATCTATTCTTAACTTAACGTAAGTGAAGCAAATAAAATCACAGTATAGAGTTGTAACTCTATAAATCTTTAATTTTGGAATCTTGGGGTTGTAAGTTTAAAATTAATAATTTCAATAAGTTGAATTTTTATTAATAACTATTTGATTTTAAATTTGTTGACAATATTTTTTTTAGAACTATTATTAAAAAAGGTGTCTAAAAATCTGAAATATCATTCAAAAGGAGTTCTTGGTGAAAAACTATACAGTTGCTGTAAAGATTACAGAATCTAAGTCTTTCTTTAAAAAAGATATTTATGAGGCTGCACTTTTTGATAAACCGAATATTAATGCTACTGGTTCCAGTTATGACGAGGTGATTAGGAAGGTATATGAGAAGACGCTTGAGTATTTTGATTTTCTAAGTGACCAAGGTCTTGATATTCCTGAGCCGACTGAAATTAATTCAATAACATTTAAAAAACGTGATAAAGATGTTTTTTTTCATGTCATAACAATTGATACATCAATCTATGCGGAAAAGACTGAAAAGATTAACGTTACAATTCCCATATCTTTAACACGAAAAATTGATGACTTTCTAAAAGATAAAGTACATAACTCAAATCTTTTCTCCTCTAGATCAGATTACATAACCAAATCTTGCCAAAGATATTTACCCTATGCGAATTATCTTGCCTCGCTCTACAATAATGAAGATTTAATAATTGCTCACAGATATCACGAAAGTAATACCACGAGAAATTGTCTTAATTTGCTCGACTATTTGAAGCTACCTAATTGTCAAGAAGTAATCTTATTTGCGACTTATCGTACACCTACTGATGGGTTTAGTAGAGATGACGGGCCTGAAACTAATTTGCCCCTCATGGGAGCAATTGCGAAAGTCCAATTACCAGGATTAAACGAGATTTATATTATTTTTGATGGACTTTTCCTAACCGCGCAAAGGAAGCCGCGCTACAATGAAGTAAAAGCTGTGCTGGATACAGCTTTGGAAACAGATAAAACATCATTTATTCAATTATCAGTTCCATTTACTTCACAGTTAGATCCTGTGGAAGCAGTCAAAATATTAAGTGAATTTCCTAGACAGAAATTAACTAAGGAAACTCGACCTACTTTTTTTAATTTATTAAGTAATCTAACAGAAGAACAATATGTAAATTTTTAACCACAAAAAAGCCTCGCAGTCCGTGGAAAGAAAACGAGGCCTGTCATTGCATAGGAGCAACAACATGCGTACTTTAACACAAATTAATGTACCTTTTCATAGTGCTGATTTAGTAATTATTGAATTCAACAATCAGCCATTTACGGCCATGCGCCCAATTGTTGAAGGGATGGGCCTCACATGGCAATCACAATATGAAAAGTTAAAACAAAGATTTAGTTCAGTTATCACTGAAATAGTGACAACTGGAAAAGATGGTAAACAGTACAATATGGTTTGTTTACCTGTTCGTAAGCTTTTTGGATGGTTAATGACTATAAGTCCAAATAAGGTTAAACCAGCCCTCCGTGATACAGTAATTTTGTACCAGCAAGAGTGCGACGATGTGCTGTGGGAATACTGGACTAAAGGGCAAGCAATAAACCAACGCTTAACCATTTCTCCAGAACAACAAAATGCACTGCACGAAATAGTTGATCGCCGTGCAGGAAGGGATCGAAGCTTAAGAGCTTCAATGTGGATTCGTCATAACAGACATTTTGGCATAGCTAAATATAGCCAATTACTTTCAATCCATTTTGATGATGCGAAGCAGTACCTTGAGACAATACCATTTCATGAGCTTGTCCCAACTGAAACAGATACACTTAAACGTTTAGAAAAATTCCTAGATAATCTCGCTGCTCGGTATCCAGCTCTTGAGAATCCGTTGGCATATGAAATTGCTCAACTGATAGGTGAGAAGCTAAAGTATCAATCTCCTAAAGGGCCTAAAAACTTTTGGATATCGATTCAAGAAAGCGGCGCAGTTTCTGTACAGCAATATTCACTACACCACACACCCGTTAATGTTGTGCAATTGCGTGAACGCTTTAATCAATTGTGGGATTTCTTACATAAAGATGAGGTGCTTGAACTTGGAAAAGTGTTAAAACGATTTCCGTATCAACATGTGAATGGATAGGGCTTATTAATCTTCTAAGAGTTTACAAAATGAACTCCCCTTAATTTAAAAGCCAGCAATTAAGCTGGCTTTTTTAAATTTAATGACAAATATAAAATTCTTAATTTAATTGATATTTCCAATGTAATTGATCATATAGTTCTTGAAAAATATTATTCATAAATGCATAATTCGCGCGCGTTTTAAGGATTATGTTAATGACAACAACAGCTTATGATACTCATTTCATGGCTTCCGACATAGCCTTTACAGTAAATCGTACAGAAGTTACTCTAAATATTCCTTTTAGGAAAGTGAAACGTTTGGGCGATATTGTATTTGGTATGGCTGGATGTTTATTTTGTATGAGAGATTTTAGCGAGGCCCTTATTGATTTTATCTTACAAAATAAAACACAATTTGAGCTTCCGAGATCTATACTTGAAAAAACAAATAGTGATTTTATTGCACTAATCTATTTAAGTGGTTCTTGCCTTAAAGTTTCTAAAATGGTAAATGACACTGAGTTTACAATAGAAAACATTACTAATGTTCCTACTGTAATTGGATCGGGGAGTTTTCATACTCAGCATATTATTCATGATTGTCCTAATGCGATAGCTGTTGTCCTAGAAGCTATTAAATACGATCAATATACTGCAGGGGAAGTAAAATATTGCAGTATTAAACGAGAAGAAGTTCATAATTTGGAAGCGCCTATCATGTCTACAACTCTTAATAATCAAATACAAATGTTGCAAACAGAGATTGCTGAAACAAATCATCTTGTTGGAAATGGCAACACATATCACGCTAACACTGAAACATATCACCATGGTGAACCTGTCAAAATTTCTACTGAATTAGGTTTACAAATGTTTCAACATAGTTTAACGAACGTCCGAAATAAATTAACTTCTAATTAATTTCAAATAAAAGCCTGCAAATGCAGGTTTTTATTTATAAACAAAATGAAATTTAATGGAACTTATGTAATTTCTAGAAAAAATTTAATTACAAGATAACCTCATTAATATGAGGTTATTTTTCATGGGCAGTCTTAATCTTGCAGCTGTAACAGCTACTACTCCATATATTAAAAAGATCCAAACGGCTTTAGAAAAAGCAACAGGTCAAACGATTGTTACACCAGAATTTCGCAAAATTAAGCGTATTGCTGGTGTTAGCGTTTTACCAGTTGCATTTTTCTTTTCAGGTGGCGCTACGCTCACACTTTATGTTCGTGCTTTAGCAGATGTGGTGAAGGCAGAGCTTAATGACAAAGTTATTGTGTTATCTGGTGATTTTAGTGATGACTATAAACCAACATTTGAAAACGCCGTGAGTTGTGTAGCTAAACTTATCCGTGAAGCACAATCTAAGATACAAGAACAAAATAAACGGGAAAAAGTTAGTTTGCCGCCGCGCCGTACTTCTGTAGATCAGAAAATTAAAGAAGTACAAGAACAAGAACAAAAGCTAGATGAAGATTTAGCAAAACAAACAGCTCAGCGTGACCAACTGAAGGAACAAATTGAACATGCTAAGCAACAACTGGGTATAAGTTCGGAGGCTGGTCAATCCGAACTGGGAAAGCCTGAATTTGATAGTGCGAGTCCAATCAAATCAGTTACAGCAAATATCACGCGTGGTAAAGCTGCAATGAACAAAGCCATTATGGAAAAAACCACAGTGCATAGAGCAATGTATCGTAATGATCTAGGCTGGGTGGATTTTGAGTATGGCAGTGATAAACAGGGTATTAAGCATATTATCAAGCGCCGTATGGAAAGTGATGGCATGACATATGATGAAGTTGTGCATATGCTTGTGGATACTATTGTGCAAACAATCGCTCAAGGTAGTACACAACGGCGTACAGAACGTGGATTATCTACAAGAATAAATATTGTATTTAATTCGCATGAAGCGTCATTGATTAAGCGAGAAGGTAGTAATGCATGGCTGCTTACAGCTTTTGAAGTGCATTAAAAAAGCCCGGTAGTTAGAGATGGGTTGCGACATCTTCTAACCTACACTTATGACCCTATACGTTCTCGTGTCATAAGTGGAGCGGGCTTTGTATATATAATAATCCATGCTTTTCCTATTTTCAAATCTGGAACCATTCACGCTTACATAAATACAAAAGCAATACCCTTAATACAGTTCTTATTAAGGGTGTTTTTTATGCAAATTCAAATCGGTATTGATATTGTCTTAATTCTTGCATTTTTAGCTTATCTTTCCGTTGTTACTGGATGGAATAGCAAGAATAAAGCTGCGTATATTAAACAATTCCGTCATGTGCCTATAAGCCTCTTATTTAAAGAAATCAGATATATGTATTTCATAAGTATGGCATGTGTATTGATCACTATTATTCTTGTTGATTGGAGAATCTATAACGTTGCTTCATATTTTGATGCATTAAGCGTTTCATTATGGATATTCATAATCTATTTCACCATTTTTTCAACTTATCAGATTGGCACCGCAATACTAGTAAAGCTTTTGATGATTTTCAGTAATAGAGCAACTTCTTAATGATCACATCTAAAACAATTTTAGACATGGTTGAGTACTGGCTTAATCATCCGGTCAATGGGAAGTATGGTTCTGACTTTGGTGCACCTCTTTATGATTTGCTAATGGCACCTTTAGACTCGAGGGTGGCAGATAGTTTTCTTATTAAGATGAAAAAGGATCTACCAATATTATCTGAGCTTAACTCTGACCAACTAGCACTGTATTCACAAACCGAAGGATTTGAGACGGTTCATATTCATTTAAGCATCATGAATGTGAATATAGATCTTAACCAAGTAGCAGACCGATTGGGTAAATCAGTAACAGGTGAGACATATGACATTAACGCAAGCTGATTTTGAAGCCCAGCTCCAAGCAGCGATAGATGATTATGAGATTCAGGAACGCTATAAAGCTCAAGATCCACTTGTCGTTCACCAGCTGCGTTCTATGGCTAGTTTTTTGACTGCATTTGGTCCAGAAATCGATATTGCTTCAATTGAACCATTTACCAAAACACGTGACCGCTCAATTATTGCGGATGCTACAAATAAAGGCATTTTGCCTATAGGTACGCCGTGTCAGCACTTAATTGAAATCATTAACCGTTCAACAAATGCTGTGAGCTTAAGTCAAGGGCGAATGATTGAGGACCATAGCGGCGGTAGAGTGTGGCGGTTGCTTCAATCCATTACTGTTAAAGCTGGTGAGACGGCGGAAGTAATAGCCGAACAAAGTGAATACCGTGAAATTAAATATGTTGTTCCAGTTACTGAAGGGTTCCATAAATATCGAATAGATCTTATAGAGGACCTTTCACTTGCAAATATTTCTATTAAGCAGGGCAATAATAACTATGTAATTAAGCCGCGCTGGATGAATGTTGAACCAGGTGAATATGCTGTAACAGTCACTACAGATAATCTAAGAAGACTGTTTATTGAGTTTGGCGATTCTGAGAGAGCTGGTCGTACTCTGCAAGCCAATGAAACGGTAATAATTGGAATTCTTGAGACATACGGGGAAGTTGATGTTAATCGTTTAAAAGATGCGGCTTTACTTGATGTGCTTTCTAATGATGAACAACGCATATCAGTGCGTTTTAAAGCTGGTGGTGTGATTAGAGAGGGCGTAGATCCGCTAGCTGTATCAGAATTACGTTTATTATCAAGCTATCCATCACTTTACGATGAAGATGCTGTATTTCTGGGTAACTTTGACTATGCGGTCCGTAAAAAATTCATGAAACGGGCACAGTTTATTTCTGTTTGGAATGAAACTTTGCAAGAGCAACACTTTGCGATTACATACCGCGACATAAATCATTTAAACCTTGTGGTGGTTGCCAAGAACCCAGCTGAACAAGCAACGTTAGAACAAGATATCTGTCGGTATATTGGTTATTGCGATAACTTGTATGAAGGTAAAGTGAATGTACATGAAGTTGTAGAAAAGCCAATTGAAGTAAAAATTAAAGGCTCTTTGGCTTCAGTACATAACACAGATATGGTTAAGACACAGATCAAAGAATTACTTGTAGAACGATACGGGCGTGAATCATTGAGCTCAAGTCGTTGGCTGGTTAATGGCTTTAATACGCAAGAAATGGGGAAGCTGATTAATGACAATATTGTGGCTTTCCAAGACCGGATGAGTGACTTTACCATTATGCTTTCAAATGAGTTGAATAAGCCTAATGAATGGGTGTATGTGACAAAAGACAGCATTACTGTTGAGTTGGAACGCACAGCTGATATTTCGGGGGCTACATGGACTCTATAAGCTTTACTCGGCCTATCGATGAACACTATGTAAGTACGGGCTTGCAAACCGCACTTGCTAAAGCATTTAAACAAGTATTTGCACAAAACTTTGAGCAGTCCATTCAAGATTTATTGGATTACGGTTGTCCTCATATCGGTAGTAAAACAGTTGTAGAACGGTTTTCTAAACAAAATGGACTTGTTGTATTACGGCGTAATAACACCTCTGACACGTTAATGCGAATTATCTACTCCAATTGGAGCAGCATGGGTAATAAAAGAGGATTAGCGTTTTTAGAGTTCGTTTTGCGTATGCTTTGGGGGAAAGATCATTTTCAGATTATCCGGCTTTGGCACAGCTTGGAAAAGCTAAAAGAATATCCAGCCTATTTGTCTGATTTTGAAAAGCCGAATTACTTTTTAACAAGTCGGATTAGAATTGTTCTAGATAAAACTGTTGATGCAAATGAAGTGGTAGAACTGTCACCGATATTACGGCGTTTAGTACCAGCCAATATTGTCGTTAAAGTTCACTCAATGGCATTTGATAGAGATTTAGGCACAACAAGCTTTGCAGCGGCAATAGCAGCTAAGCCTTATGCAGTCTATAACTTCCTTTAATTCAATTGGAACTGTTGAGTTAGCGCTCAAATACAAAGTGATTTCATAGTCCTGTTCATTAGTTCAGGACTTTTTTATATGCAACAAGCTCAAGACAATGTTTTAGTAGGAATCGCAGAACCTATCAATGGTCAGGGAGAAAACTTATTAATTGATCATTTCTTAGGATATGCAAGCCATGAATTAGAACCACAAGAAATTGATAAAGTTATTAAAGGGGAAGTGGTTGAAGGCATCACGGAATATGCTCAGGGCCATTACTATAAGATTTCAGCAAATCCTGAAAACCAAAATGCAAAAGATTTTGAAATCAGTATTCATTTTCAGGATGGCCCAATTCCAGAACATGGTGTGAATGGGGTTACCAGTGAAGCATTGTTAAAAGTACTTATTCACCGTACTAAAACCTTGGATGAAAAATTTCCGAGTGAGTTCAACAAACAAGCCATTATTTATATGGAAAGTGCGCTAGAAGAATTTAATAAACGTACAGCTGAGCGCCGTGCTCGTGGTGTTGAAGGCACTCTTGTTAAGTAATTGGGTGAAGTATGCGACTAAAAATCTTTTGTAGAAAACGTGCTTGTTCTCAATTAATTGACTTATCTCAAATGGATTGTTTGCAAGTCTCCGAAAGTGAACATCGAGGAGGCATGATCCATGAGCGCTTTTATGATGTTTTTATTTCTCTTAAAAGTGGGTACATTTTTGATGCAACCATTGAAGATAAACAACATGACAAGCTATTGGAATTAATTGAGTTTGATCAAAAGATTTGATTTGGAACTGATTAAATTTCAACTATAGAACAACTGAAACAATAGCCTCAATCACAGCATTGGGGCTTTTTTATGGCTAGCAAAAATAGAAAGACAAAAGTTCTATCTTACAACTTACATGACCGATGCCGTAAATATACCGGTGTTGATCGAAGTAATGTCGATGTTGATGCAATGGTCAACTTGATCAACAGTGACCATGTTCAAGAAATGGTTGCTACTAATTCATTACAAGGTTTTTACGGTCATCAAATTCGACAGCGTTACGGTATGGTACCGCCTGAAACTGTTCCTATTAAAGGTAAATTGGTATATCTAGCCCCTGCGCTTAAAACAATTCATTTACGTGCTTCACAAGATGGGACTGTAGAGCATCAAGAAGAATTTTTTGACAATGAACCTGGTGAACTTGCATTAAGACAGTATGCCGCACAAGCAGGTGGATTCAGCACAGCAGTTAACTATAAGAGAATGGGTGGTCGTCTTATACCAACTGGCTTTTTTGGTTTTGACTATGTGTCACAACCTAACTATGCAAGTAATGTAGGTGACGGTCAGTTATTTGATGGTTTATTTGTTCCAGAAGAACCTGAAGGTGTTGTTTCTTGCTTTGATAGTGCAACTGACATTTCACAGTTATCACCATCTGAAATTGTTATTGCTCAATTACTTGAAGATCAAATCTTACAGACCTACGACAATATCAATAGCCAACTTCATCTTTTAAATGAGTTAGGAAATGCTCAAGGGTTAGTAGGTGAATTATCAGAAAAAGTTGATAAACAGAAACGCCTGCAACAACTTAGGGAAGAACGCAAAAAAGAACTCTATACAGGTTTGGTAAATCCTGTGAAGAGCTTTGATTCAGTTCAACAACATGCTGAACAAATTCTGCAATCCATGGATCAGCCAAGTGTAAAAGAAAAAGCTAAAAAGCCGAAAAAGTCTTTTGGCAATATCTTTAGTGTATGGGGGTAATAATGAATTACCCCAATGATTCACTTAAAAGCATTCAAAACGCTTGGTATAAGCAGTTAGTTAATTTTCGCGCTTGGTATATGCCAGAGACACAATTAACAGCTGACTGGAAAATGAGAGCTATTGGCAACGCTATAAAAGCATGCCCTTCAAGGATGATGGACGACTCAGAAGCAATGCTTTCTGAATACAGAAAAAGCCAAACACATGGTGATAACTCAAAAGTTCAATTACCAATCATGCTTACTGCAACAGCGTTAACAGACCAACCCCCAGATGTAAATCAATTACTACCAGTACCAGATTTTGTTGAAACGGTCATTGATGAGAAGCGGGTAAAAGTTCGTCTAGTACCAACAACTGTAAGAGCTCAAATCGCATTTTTTGCCACCAATCCTAACGATCTGCGTTCAGTCATTGGGCAATTTTGCGCGTACATGTCTAGCAGTGATAACCGCCGTTTTAATGTGCCATTTCAGCAATGGAATGATCATGTTGTTAATTCAACATTCACTGTATTTGAAAATGAACTTTTTCCATCACCCGTACCTAGCGAAGCAGTCAATCTTTCTATCTCAACTGTAGATATTCAGCTTGTGGGTTACACACCTAACGTTATCGGTTTCGGTGGTCCTTTCGATCAAAACACGGGTAATGGGTATGAACCTGACGGCTCAGCAACGGAACAGCCCGCAATCAACGACAAAGTTGTAGTGCAAGCTGATCAGTACACGCCACTCGACCATCAACGTGTGAAGGGTGACAGAGAAACAGGTGAAATTACAGTTGAGCGTATAGATGACTGACTTAATCGATAAGGCACAAGAAAGTGCTGATTATTTATTGCAGCAAGAAATTGCAAATCGATGCCGTTTTGACGGCGAATCTGAAAAAGAATGTGTTGAATGTGGTGAAGAAATACCAGAGCGCCGCCGTTCTTTAGGTGGCGTGAAATTCTGCATTGAATGCCAAATCAAGTTAGAACGCAAACGGCGCTAAGGATACAAGTAATGTCTGGAATTATTCGTATTGACAGTCGTGTTGCTGGGTTTTCTGATCAACCGATTCGTCTCATTGGAGCCGCATTTGCGGATACTGGTGAGCTTGTTATTCAAAAAACAGCTGTTTATTCAAATTTGCCCGTACCAAGCGATTTAAGAGATCAAACAGTTGTAGTAACTGACTCACCGGACCAAGTACAGAATTGGCAATTAAGTTTCAATGCTAAAGAGCACTTAGAAGAAGTGATTTCAATTTACCAAGCTCGTTTCAGAGCAAAGTTAATTGAAATTGAGCCGAAGCTAAACCAGTACAACCCTAAAAACGTACTTGAAATCCGTAAGGTCGATAAAAACGGCCTTCAGCAGGAATTTGATAGCAGCAGCTTAAACAACGGCCACATTGCAATCCTGTTAGCTGTTTGGGCTAGTACAAAAATTGCAAAAGGCTTTTCAATTACTGAAGGGAATCAGTTTGAAGAAGATGCTGTAGATCCAACAATGCTTCCTTTTTCAATCTTTTAATTAATGGTGTTTTTACGGTATGGCTTTGGCACCATTAAAAGAAATTCCCGAATGGTGGGAACTTTGTGAGCGTTATCGATACGACATCTATGCTTTCGCCGTAGAAGCATTAGGTGTCGAACCCACATGGCAACAAGAATTACTATTTGAATCTATTGCATTTGATGGTAGTCGTACATCCGTAGCTTCAGGTCACGGTTGTTTTGGAAAAGGGACTTTAATCAAATTAGCCAATGGGGAATTTATCCCAGTTGAGCGCATTAACCTAAATCACAAGATCCTTGCTGCAGATGGTAAGACTGAACTAGATGTAATTAAAACGGTAACTGGTTATCAGGATATGTACCGGTTTGAATATGAGAATGGCAAAGCTCATACATTCAATAAATCGCATATCCTTTGCTTAATCTCTTTATACGATGGTAACGGCTGGTCAAAGGGCGACAAGATTGAATTGCTTGTTTCTCAATACATGAACCTAAAGCCAGAAAATAGAGAACAGTTTGCATCATATAGGCTTGTTGATGGGGAACATGAGCCTTTAAAAATCACATCCGTTGCCGAGCTGGGTGAAGGTAAATATTACGGTTTTGTACTCGATCCAGATCCATTTTTCTTAGGTGAAGATGACTTAGTACTACATAACACTGGTAAAACGGCCAGTGCCGGTATTGTTGCCTTATGGCATCTCTTGTTTTTTGATGAATCAATCATGATGTTTACTGCCCCCCAGATCGGGCAGTTAAAGAAACAAGTCTGGAAAGAAATCAGTATCAATCTAGCACGATTGAAGCAAGGGCCTTTGGCTTGGCTTGCTGATTATGTCGGGTACCAGTCTGAACTCGTTTACATTAAAGGCTACAAAGAAAAATGGTATGTCTTTGCTAAGACAGCACCAAAACATCAACCTACAAACTTGGCTGGTAACCACGGCGATAACTACATGGTCTGGGTCGATGAGGCCAGCGGTGTAGATGATGCTGTACTGGATGTAGCGTTTGGTGCATTAACTCACGAAGACAACCGTGCCGTAATGACGTCGCAACCTACCCGTAATGCGGGTATGTTCTATGAGACTCATCACAAGTTAAGTCATCGAGCTGGTGGTGTTTGGATTGCTCTCACATTTAACGGGGAAGAGTCACCATTAGTTAGTAAGCAATCTTTAGAAGAACAACGGCAAAAGTATGGAAGCCGTGAAGACGCTCAGTACAAGATCCGTGTTCTAGGTGAATTCCCAGACTTATCGGATGAGTTCTTAATTACCAAACGTCAAACAGAAGAAATGTATGTTGGCGCGAGTATTTTTGATGACCATCAATTCGGTTATGTCATTACTGTTGATGTTGGTGGTGGTGTTGGCCGTGACGATTCAGTAATTGTTGTTTCTAAAGTTTGGGGTGAATCGCAATGGGGAGAGCGCGCACGCCGTGTAGAAGTTGTAGATATTCCATTATGCAAAAACAGAGATGATATTTTAGAACTATTTGCAAAGATTAATGAGCTACTTTTACAGTACCCAAATGCTAACTTGGTTGTAGATGATAACGGGGCGGGTAAAGGTTTAGGCCAATACCTTAAAAAGCAAGGTATTTTCTACGTTCCTGTTTATTGGGGCTCACAATGTTTTAGTAATGACAATAGAAAAGAGTTTACAAATAAACGGTCATTAGCTTATGTGGGCTTAGCTCGAGCAATCGCAAATGGCCGTTTTAAAATAAAAACGAAGAAACACAATGTGAAAATTAAAGATCAGTTAATCCACGTTCCATACCGTTTTGATGACTTTGCTCGTTATAAAATCTTAAGCAAAGACGAAATGAAACGGATGGGAATTAAATCACCGGATATCGGTGATGCTTTTGCTTTCTTATTCTTGGAAAACGTTCACTACACTGAAGCTTACGAAACTGTAAATGTCACTGACGATACACCGGAAGGCCGTGAACAAGCTGAACGTAAGTCAAGATTCAGTGCTTTAAGAGAAGCAGCTGAAAAAGAAAATGATTAGTTATATGGAACTGCCCACTTAAATACCTATTCTTCATAACTACCATAGATCAATAAATCATATGGGTGGGTTATGGCTATTAACTTCTTTTTAACTGACGCAGGTCGGAATGCATTAAATAAAGTGGGTGATGTTGCTAGCTTTGGTGGGGAACTTACCCATCTTGCTGTTGGTACCGGCAAATTTGATGCATCAGTAGAAGCGAAAAACCTAACTTCTCTTAAAAATGAATTAGCTAGATTTTCTCTTAACGGCGGTGGTGTAGATACAGAAACGGGTACTTTGCGTTTTGTAATGAGTATTGAGCCCACTTTAACAATGGAAGTGTTTGAGATGGGTATTTACCTATCAGATGGCACTTTACTTGCGGTGGCCTCGACTACAGCTGCTCAATCAATCATGTCTTTACATGCAAACGTAGTAGCCATTGTTACATTTGGATTTGTTTTAACTGACGTTAATTTAAAAAACGTAACTATCAAGATTGATCCAAACACACCAATTGCTGTGATGTTGATGAATCAGCATAGTGCAGATGAAGACCCACACCCACAATACGGCGCGTTAATTCGTAAGCTCATGACTGAACATAATCAGCATGAGGATCCGCACCCCCAATATGCATTTGAAAAAGATGTAAAAGCCAAAGACGATGATTTACAACAACAGATTGATGATCTAGATCTTAGTTCCAAAAATTTGTTACAGCAGTTAATCGATTTCAAGAAAAACTTAGATGCTCAATATCCAAAATTAATTGGAGCAGGTGTAAATATTGGTAGCTCAGCCACAGTTGAACTAGGTGGCAAAGTTACTGATTTACGTGATTCAAAGTATGCAATCTATTTAACACCAGAAAGCCCACATGAAGCATGGAAGCTTACCCGTGCTGAAAAGGGTTTTTCATATGAAGTTTGGGACCGCTCAGGTCAAAACCGGATAGGGTATTCAGGTACTGTGAATTGGTCCGTTGTTCAGGTAGCTGCAGAAACACTAAACGATGGAAACGGCGATTACACAGTCCCAGGTGTTTATATCATTCCAATTCAACCGAAAGAACAAAAAGAATTCATTTTGGTTGGTGCTGGTGGTGCTGGTGGTGGCAGTGTCTGGGAGTTAGGAGCATTGGCACATGGGACCAGTGGAACAGATACACGCTTACGTTTAAATGAACTTGATTTGGCGGTTGTTGGCGGCGGTAAAGGCGGTACCAGTGGTCAGTGGTCGAATGGTAGTGCTTTCTCAAATGGTGCTGGTGGTTTAGCAGGTGTAATCACTGTGACATCAAACATAACCGAAATTTCACGCAAGCTTGGTAACGCTGGTACAGCTGCAAACCAAACAAACCACAAAGGCGGCGCATCAGTAAGTCCAGTATCAAACTGGGGTGCTGGTGGTGATGGTGCTAATGGTGTAGGTGATGATGGCTGGGCACTTGGTGGTGGTGGTGCAAGTGGTGGTTTACTCATTTGCCGATATGTGAATTCAACCGAAAAAACTCAGTATATGACTTTAGTTGTTGGTGAACCTGGTGTTGCAACCGAAAGTAATGGTAACACTGGTAAAGCAGGTACTGGTGGCTTTGCTCGTGTAAGTACTGTTAAAGCTTAAATAGGTAAAACATTATGAGAAATGATTATCGAAATGCTATTAGAGACTTAATTCACCGGAATCTTCAACAAAATAATATTCAGAATCTGATTGTTTGGGAAATCAAAGACGATGAATCTCAAGATCCATCACTGTTGAGTTTGAAATTATATGGTTCAAGAAACCATATTGATGCAGTACTTGTGGCGTGTGGTGTGAACGGCGTTTGGGAAAAACTACCACTACAAAAGGTAGCATTTCCAAGGCTCGTTGATCTTTTAAGACTTCAAAAAGAATACTTGCAGGATAATTAATATGTCAGCATTCAAGCCAGATGATTTACGCCGTGCCCAGCTGCAATTAAACCAATCTTTGCAAAATGGTGGAGTTCGTAGAGATCAACAGAGCCGCCAGCGTGCAGATAGAGAACAGCGGGCATTTGCCGAAAAAGAAATTGAATATGATGATTGGGGAAGAAAGATCCCTAAGCCTATGTTCTTGCGACCACAAGATATTGCCCAAGGGGAAAAATATGATGTCGAAAGGGTACTTTTTACAACATTAGGTCAGCGAAATGGAGAAGTACCACGGCGTATTACCCGTGATGATATCTTGGCATTTCAGGAAAACATTCAACTATTAAAAGATCAGTATAGTAAGGGTATTACCCCTCAAAACATCATTAATTTAAGCCGACAAGACGATATTGACCGGGCAAATGAGCAAATCTATTTGGCGGTTCCAGTAAGCAGAAAAGCTGGTTTAGTTCACTTGCTTACTAATGCCGGACCAAATAGTAAAGTTTTAAATCATCACGTTGAGATTGAGTTTTCTAACTTTAAATCTGTTGTTTTTGATATCGATAAACAGGCATTAAACACCGTCAAAAACCGCTTGGCTAAAGGCAAAATCAAATTTCAGTGTGATTGCGAACGTCATACGTTCTGGTACCGCTATATGGCAACTATTGGCGGTTACAATTTAGGACGTGATGAGGGCGGCTTTCCAAAGATACGTAACCCGCATTTATCCGGTGTGGCATGTAAGCATGTATTGCGCGTTGTTAAGTGGATTAGTTCACCATCTGGGATTGCCTACCTTAAAAAGGAAGTAGAGAAAGACCGTAAAAAACAAGTAGGTGCACGGTATAAACAAACAGATAAGCAAATACAGAATTCAATTAACGAGCAAGTAAAGGATTTGATGAATGGTTCTGTTAAGCCAATCAAAGCCAATATCCAAAAAGCAGAAAAAGAAATGATGCGTAGAGCTGATAAAGTTGCCAAAAAGCTCTTAGAACGCGAATTAAAAACCCTCAAACGTTTTGAAGTGGAAACTGTTAGAGCGAGTCAAATTGAAAGAATTCAAGCCTTACATAAATCAGGCGCAATCGACAATGACATGTTAAATGTCTTTATGAAGGGTTTAAGTCGAAATGCTAAATAGATCAGTAAATCAAGTTGCAAATGGACGCCGTTTAGCAGCTAGACGTGTTGTGATGAATGCTCTAGCAAGTATTCCAGCGCAAATTTGGCGAAAAGAAGTAATTTTCAATAATCCGGCTGAAGATTCAAAACCTTTAGATCCTCTTTCTTTTGAAGCGAACACTTTATCGATTCAAGACGAACCCAACTACAAGTATGAATATAAGGGCGCTGCTTATGTTCATTTCGATAAATTTAATGGTGGTTATATTCAAAAGAACTTCTCAATGAATAACCCATCTGACTTGGTGCTAACCGCTCAAGTAGAGACATTCAATGAAGAATTGGATGATGTTTTGGAAAGGATAATCAACATCCCTGACTTGATTCTTAAAGAAGGTGATCTTTTAGGTTTAATGATTTATGAAAACCTAATGTTGTGGTTTGAGATTGTAAATATTACTGGTTTTAGCCTCATGGCAGATTTTGGCAGTAAGTATGTTTTAAACCGTAGAGATGATTTGTTTATTTCACCTATAGGTGATGGAGAAACTAAATGAGCTATTTAATTTTCAATGAAAAAGGTAAAAAGACAGGCGACATTGAAATGGCTGAACAATGTACTTCTGCAATATTCAATTACCAGGTAATCGGGAACGGGGCAGAAGTAGAGTTTTTCGGAAGCAATATTCCATATGCAGATCCGAAAAACGATTCTCACTGGGTGTCTATTCTTACATTAACAGCTGCTGCGCCCGATACTGAACCGTTTAGACAGCATTGCTGGGATAAGCTCCGTTATAAAGTGAAAGCAGGTGATAATGTGGAGATTTATGTTTCAAGTGGTGTAAGCGGATAGCTATATAAATAAAGGGCTGAGATGGTCCTTTAGCTACATTTTCTTTGTCCTCAATTTTGGGGACTTTTTTATGTTTGGAACCGACCAGCTTTAGTAAAAATACGCCATGTCAGACTTTCTGCATCTTACATAGAAAGCCAAAGGCTGGTTTAAAATGACTGTGTTAACAGAAGAAATTCGTAAAAAGTATGATGCTCAACAACTAGCTACTGTTCAGTGCCGAAATTACTATTTCAAAAGTCCTGAAGAGCTTGAAAATGGGTTTGACAGTGCTCAAACAGCGGCAGAAGAGTACCCAGAAGTATTAAAAGCAATTTTTGATTCAATTGGCATCGAATATGCGCCAGAAGTTGATAAAGCTGTGATGTTTGGGGTATCACAATATCAATCACGTCATGGAGGTGAATTACCGCATCCTTCAATCATTGCAGCTGCATTAACTGCTGGTTTAAGTGGTGCGAAACAAGCAGCTGCTTTGCCTGCCGAGACCCTTAGCTATTACGATAGTATTAATGAATCTGGTTTTGATGATGTAAATCACCAGCATCATGAATCTGTAAGCATCGTTCCAGCAATTACAGTTGCTACTATCGCCAACGTTATCGCTTATGCAACACCTATCGTTGCTATGATTCCCAACTCAAATGGCTCAAATGAAGTACCGATTGTATCTATTCGCTTTATCACCAACCGTGATTTTGGTGCAATGAAGAAATCAGAATACTTAGATGGTGCAAATGCTTCTAAGCCTTATGTTGAAGGACGATTCCGTTTTGCATTGTCTAATGGTGGCGCAGGTACAACTTATACTGTGACTGCACGAACTGGTTATGAAGACTTCAAGGCTAAAACACCTGACGCCAAAGCGAGTTTATTGCCATTTATTGCGGGTAATGTATCTATCAAGATCAATGGTAAAGAAGTTGCGCATACTCGAAATCGCAGTAAATCAAAATTTTCAGGCAAGATTTCTGCTATTGCTGAGAAAGACGTAGTAGTAAACGGCGTTGAATATCGTGTTGTTGGTAGCGAAATTGATATTTCAGCTAGCAAAATTAGCGTGACATTAAATGAAGCATTACCAGCTGGTGCGAAAATTGAAGTTCATCTTGTGGCGGATTTTGATGCGCGTGATGGTAATGATAACTATCTATTAACCCCAGTTGGTGTTGATTTCGAACCTGAATATGAAACATTGATTGCGTCACCTATCATGGCACGGGTAACAGCTTCAACACTATTACAATCTCAGCTAACTAACGAACTTAAGCTTGGTTTTCTGGGTCAGGCTTTAGCAATTGTTCAAGGTAAAATCTTCTTAGAACAAACTGTACGTTTATTAGGTGAAGCAAAAGATTTAGCTGAATACTCCGCTCGTGAAGTTACTTTTGATGCTTCTCGTGGTGTGACTGGAAAATTAGCAGCTGCATTTAATACTTCAGGTGACTTGTTTGCGGAAGTAAATAAATTTATTGCAGCGGCCAAATTGGATATTAACCAACGTACTGGTGGCTCTACCGTAGCATTTGACTTATATGTTGGCGATACTGGGTCAGTATTCTTTAATCAACTGTCAAGCGACAAGATGCCAGTTAAAACCGGATACACTGCTGGTTACGGTCAAATTGTCCGTATTGGTACTCTTGCAGATGGTACTAACGTTTACCACGCACCGTCAGCACAAGAGCTTGTAGCTGAAGCAGATACAGCGTTTGATATGCTTTTAGTTGGTCGTGGTAATGAGCCAATTCGTGCGCCGTTCGTTGGCTTTATTCAAACGCCTCTTTCAGTTATTGAAACTCGACCAGATGCGCGTGAATCAGTACTTACTTTAATCGGTGCTCAAGCAGCCGAAATGAACCCGTTAGAACGTTATGCTGATCAAAGCTATGTCATCCACTGTATCAATATGCCATCCCTCAAAAATTCGTAAGTAAAACAGATAAGGGCGCATTTAGATGCGCCTTTTTACCCTATTTATTGAAAGGAAAATCTCATGGCTGCAGCAACACAAAACACTGACGAAACTTTAGCTTCAACTGACGAACAAGCGACTACTAAACCAAAAAACACACGTAATAAAACCAATAAAACTACAGAAACACAGAATACCCAAGCTGGTGATGAAAAAGCTTCAGACCAAGGTGATTTGTTAAATAGCCAAGGTCCTGAAGACGGCGCATCTCAAGATGAAGGTAATAAACCTACTGATGATCTAGATTCAAATGGTGGTAAGTCTGGTGATGATGTTGGGAATGAATCGGATCATGTCCTTAAAGAAACTGATACTTCTAAAGTTAATACTCCCATTACGGATTTGTTAACAGTATCAGGTGGGAGTAGCGTGGATCCGCTAGTTATTAAAGTTACTAATAACGGATTTTCAACAGTTTTAGAACCGTTATCACGTGTTGCTATTGAGGCAGGTAAAACAGCAAGTATTACGTGTCATAACCAAACATTTAAACATCAAGTACTGGAAAACTTACGTCAGTTGAAGGGGCTTGGTAAGAATCTAACTGTTGAGTAACAAGATGACTATTTTCATTATTGATGGCACGAACCCAATTATGGATGCTGTTGGTGATCATCCTACTGAACGAAGTATTACACTTCAAAATAACGGTTTAAGTGACATTACCGAACCATTTACGCAAGTTTTGGTACAAGCTGGTCAAAAGGTCACATTTACTTTGATCGGTGACGAAGCTCATAAACAATTGCTAGATAACCTAGATCAAATTAATGGCTTGAAAGGTAATGTACTTCAAATTGTACCTACTGAGGCAGAAGAGCCTACAGAACCTGTTAGCGGATTATAAAATTTAGGAAATGAAAAACCACTTTCGAGTGGTTTTTTTTACATTGGAACTAGCCAGAAAATCAAAAAAGCCAACGGCTCAAAATACTTAAAACAAATAGCCTTGGGCGTGTAATGTAATGAATATACTTGCTCTATCAAGTACAGGTGAGCTATCCCTTGTAGCAGGGGCCAGCCCATCACTAAAACTGGAATTTGATACTCACAGTTATCTTGCAAATACAGAAATCAATGTGGCCTTTTTTGCGAAAGTAACTAGCCCACGCGGTCCTGCAGATATTTCTATGCGTTTGGAAATCCGTGATGCGGTAACAGGTGATCAAATTGTTACTGTTCAGGGATTAGTAGATGGAGATATTGAAAATTCTGCTTCTATTGTCGCTGTAGCTGATGCGAAAGAATATTTTGAGCGTTTTGATTTATCGTTAGGTATTGATGCGTTACAAGCAATACTCAAATCAAATGCTTATAACGAATCAAATAGCTTAGGTCGTGCTTCAAAAACATTGGCATTGGAAGATGAATCGTTACCATCATTTAATCCAGATGAACTATATAAGATTCTGACGAGTCAATTAAGTACACCAGCATATCTGACTTTACCAAATCCTCATGATTTACCAATTTATGTTGCGGCACAACGTGCAGCTACAAAGTTACGTATTCCTTTGGATGCTGAAATCAACCCAACTTTTACAGCTGAGCAAGCAGCTCAATTTGCGACAAGCGTAGATGCACAATCACAGTTTGTTCAATTCATTTGGAGTCCGAACCTATGCCGTCCATCTGGTGCTGTCACACTAAGAGGGCGTAAGGTCCCAGCTTATTATTTGGGCCATTACATCGGCGATAAACTATTACGTAACGCAAAGTTAAATAAACAAGGCTTTGCGCCGTTAAAAAATGCAGTAGCTTGGAAAGATTATCCATTTACAGCAAAAAACTTAAGCCAGATGCCGAATATTGATCTTGAAGATGAACAGACTCAAGAAATGTTGGCAAAGGCTAAAGTAAATGTAGTTCGCCCAGTTAAGTTTGAAACTACATTATTCGTTTTAAGTGATGTATTAACCCAGTATCAAAGTAAAAATAGTGCATTGCGTTTAGTTCCTGCAGCTGAGATTGCGGCACGAGTTACGAATAAATGTATCGAAATCCTTAGAACTTATATGTTCCAAGCTACTCCTGATTACATCAAAAAAGCTGGTGACGATATCCAAGAATTTTTAGAAGGGGCATCTAGCGAAACAACTGGTTGGTTACAACCTGCTGATGAGCTGGGGGGAAAACCTTTTGAGTTCAGTTTAGTACCTGACAATGACTTTCCTTATGAGCGAGTACGCCTCTATTTAGCCCATGGTGTTGTCGGTACAACGCGTGCCGCAATTTTTGATGAAGACGTTTTAGTTAAATAATTTTAAGGATCTATGAAGATGAATCCATTTGGCCCAACTACAGAAAAACCTTTAGCTTTACGTGCTTTTGATTCAGCAGCGGAGAATATTTCTACCGTTGTAAGTAAGGTTTCAAGTACTGATCGAGAACAGCAATCTGTGATTGAACAAGTACGACAAATTGCTCTGAACATTCTATCTGATACGGTAGATACAATCAGTGAAGGTAAGCTTGAAGAAGGTGAACTGGGCGTTGATCATTTAGACGCATTAATTGTCGATGCATTAGATGGTGCAGATGATGAAGACGGTATCTATGAAAACGCTTTGATGGCGTCTCTTTCCGATGCTTTCTTAACATTTGGCGTTGACGCTTCTGATATTGAAGAGATCTTTAGTGATGATACAGAAGTTGCTGATGCGGCGTTAGAAGCAGCAGCCAATACAGTTCTTGCTAATATGCCAGACGATGGCCCAGAACTTGAAGAACTGGTTCGAGAGTTTATTTTCGGTGAAGCGGATGAAACTGAAGAAGGTTTCGACTCAATGGCTAAAAAAATTAAAGCTCGAAATGGAGCATTTAGCCAACGGAAAGTAAATGGGCGAAAAATTCACTACCGTGGTGTGCTGGCTATTCGTCAAGGTGTCAAAACAGTTGTGAATAAACGATTACCTGGTCAAAAGGTCCGTTTAACTTCAGCACAAAAAGCTGGAATGAAAAAAGCTCGACTTCATGCTTTTACTGCGAATGCAATCAACAAGCGTTTACGTTCATTCAAAAAAGGTAAACGCTTAGGTATTTACTAATTACTCATAGGTAAGGTCATTTTTTGGCTTTACCTATAATCCATTTAATTAAGGAAATACTCATGAATACAACTCAAATCATAGGTGAAGCGCCTGGTATTCAATATCAGAAAAAAACTGATAAAACAGAAACAAAGACCAATCAATCATTAACTGACACAATTATTATTGGTCGTTTTATGCGTGGGCGTTTTGATGCACCGATGACAATACATAAGGGTAATATCCGTGGTGAACTAGGTTATGAACCAAATAATCCTGATTATCGTTGTGTCCAAGATGCGCTAGATCGGGGTGTACCTTCATTACAGGTTCTGCGAGTACCACCAAATATTGGATAAAAAGCAGATTTAAAAAGCTACCTTTTAGGGTGGCTTTTTTATTAAGACCTATTAAGTGGTTGTTAAACAGGTCTTGAAACAGGTCTTCAAATTGTTTATATTGAGTTAACCCTGTAGCAAACTTAACTTCTTGAGGACGGTTCTAATCAATTGGCTACAAATTGATGTAGGACACATCAAATGAGAAACGTCATGAACCACATAATCCATAGTCGATTTGTGGCTAGTGTTTCTGAATTAAAAAAGAATCCTACAGCAGTTGTACAAAATGCTTTTGGCGAAGCAGTAGCTATTCTGAATAGAAATAATCCAGAATTCTACTGTGTTCCGGCAGCAATGTATGAACGCATGATGGATCTAATTGAAGATCAGGAACTAATTAAACTAGCCGAGCAAGTTGATACTGACGAAACTGTGAAGGTATCTATTAATGAGTTACGAGCTAGAGTTCTCAAAAACAGCTCTTAAAAAGTTTGACAAACTTAACCCACAAATCGCTGAGCAGTTTATCCGTAAGCTGGAAGCAATCCTAGATAACCCTAAGATACCGAAGAATAAGCTGAGAGGATCAGTTGATCTATATAAGATTAAACTGAAATCAGCAGGATACCGCCTTTTATATCAAGTCAAGGATGATGTAGTCGTAGTTCTTGTTCTTGATGTAGATAGGCGAGATGTTATCTATAAACAGATGTGATATAGCCCGCTTTTGCGGGTTTTTTATTAATATTAAGTCAGTTTTCTAAAATGGAACTGATTAAAAACCAATAGCAAAAACATCATTAATCTTGTTGCATAAATCTGCCTTTTGAGCATCAAAATTATGCAACAATCTAATCCGATTTTACTAAATCAGCTTAAACAAGATTATATTGCTCTACAGCAACTTGGTTCACCCTTATTAGCATGTCAGGGGATGTTTGTTCCTCGTGGCATGGAAGACCTTCGCTTCTTATTTAAAAGTTGCCCACGGCCAATTGTGAGTAATGAAGATCCAGCAGAAGTTCAATATGCGGGTGGCTTTACTGGAATTGTTGCTGGTCCGCCGAAAACCCATTACACAGGCAACCTTCAAATCCTAGTAACTGAAGCAGGGCATGATCAATTATTAGCTGAATATGTCGTAGCTAGTGGTGGAATCATCCATGGTGATTATTACGATGGCCGATTAGGAAGTTTTACACGCTCATATGCACTTGAAAACTGTGCTATTCGCTTTGAGTCAGCTGAGTATGATTCAGATAGCCGATCTCAAGTTATGACTGTCTCTTGCCCAATCGACTATAACTACTTTGGTAGCTTCGCAAACATTGGTACCAACGGCAGTATTCAGCCGGGTAAAAAAGAAATTGATGGTACAGCTGAGCTTGTTAATCGAGTTCAGCAAGTGATCAATACTGCTCAACAAGCAACTAATCTTGCAAATGCTGTACAAGGCGTTGGTCGTCAACTGGGCAATCTATTTGGGTAATGGCTATGAAGTTATTACCTGAATCTGAAGGTTATGCTGTAGTTGCTGGTTCTATCCAGCAACTTTCAGAAGAACTCTATAAAGAATATCAATTATCGGGCTATTCAATTTTGCTTGATGATATCGTGAAAGCATTTTTAGATGAGGCAAAATATTATGCCGGATGGGCTGTTTTAGATTGTCAAACTAAAGCTACCACGAGTATTGAACTGAATGAAACTATCGTACTTAGTGGTGATGAGTACGTAATTATCCAACCTTTAGTAAAAGCTCACTGTGATCTTTTGCAAGCTAGATTGGTTGAAGCTACTCGTGGGCTCGGAGTCGAAAGTTATGGGCTATCTGTATCAGAAGCTCAACAGAACTATAATGAAAAGAAAGACGCTTTGCCTAAACTTGCGTTTTGTATGGCCCCAATGAGTTTTAATTTTAACTTGGGGAACCGTTAATGCAAATTACCATTGTATCTGCGGGTAAAATTATTCCAGCATCTGAGCTGATTAGTGCAACTTTAAGAACTGATCTCGTACCTATTCCCGCATCCATTGAGTTCACAGTTCAATCTACTACTGAATTAGACTCCCTTTTAAAAGAAGGGGAGCTACTTACTGTAAATGACATATCTCATCCTTTCGAACTTATCAAAGTTACCCCTCTAAAAACTCAGACTATTAAACAAGATCGGCGAGTAGGTGGCATCTCATGTATTGGTATTTTGGCTGGTTGTAAAAGACTTATCGAATATTCAAAGCAAGCAATTATTAGTAATGAAACTTCTTTTAATTCAGTAATTCGAGCTTGTGGTGCAACGATCAGTCTGGGCAGTGATTTACCTTTACCTAAATTTGTTTGTTTAAAGGGTAGTATGCCTACACAGCGCTTGGCTCATTATCTACAACAAGAAGCGGCTGTAATTTGCTTTCAAAATAATAAAGTGTCTGCTCAAAAAATTGATTCTTTCTTCAAAAAGGAACCTATCACAAAACTAGATCCTAGCAGTGTCGTTTGGATATCCAGTAAACCTTTGGAACTGATGCAAAAATCATCTTTTGTCACAGTTGAGAATAACGGTTCAACGGTTGTTGGTGATGACTCAATAACCCCAGGCCACACTGTTACGCAAAGAGCAGGTTTAGATGCCCGACAAGTCAAAAACTTGGAAAAAGTTTTGATTTTGCGTGGGACCATTATTAGACCACTAAATTTGAACTGGAATGCAGGCGATATATTCGAAATAGATAGTAAGAAGTATGTCGTTTTAACTGCTGCACATCATATAGATACAGGCGCAATCGGGGGATCAATGGGGACTTCATCAAAGTTCTGGATTGCTAATTTGTAGGTCAAATATATGAATGGTTTAAAACGTGCAAAGATTTTAAGTTACAACGCAAAAGGTCGTACTGCACAAGTACACATTCATGGTTTAACTGATGGCGCGAGTGAGGGAATTACAGCAACTTTTGCCTATCCAGTCGGCGATAGTGATTTAGATACAGAAATTCAAATTGTGGATGGGGAAGACGTCTATGTCTTCTTTGAAAATGGAAATGAAGAACGTCCAGTAATCCATAGTTATGTCAGTCACGGAGACGGTGCGATTGTAGGTGTGCGCCGTATTCGACAAGACAATATTGAATTTATCTCTAAAGAAAATTTAAAAGTAGATTCTGGCACAACCGTTGCGATCAAAACGCCGTTAATGAATGTACAAGCTAATACTCAACAAACTGGTAATAGCACATTAACGGGAAATAGCACTGTAGTGGGTAACACTTCAGTTGCGGGCAATAGTGCTGTAGCGGGTAGTATGGCCGTTGGCACAACGCTTACGGTTGCAGGTGTGCCAATTGACCCTAAAGCTATTGAGGGTGCATTTAAAGACGCACTTGATAAATTAGAAAGTTTAAAGGAAAAGTTAAAAGAACAAGGCGAAAAAATTGATGAAAATAAAGATCAAGTAAGCCAAGAGATTGATGAAAAAATAAAGGAAGTAGAAGAATTAATAGAAAATATTAAAGATTCTGATGCCTATAAGTTGCTTGAAGAAGGTATTAATCACATCGATGAAGAAGTGCAAAAAATACATGATCAAGTAAAAGAAGTGGGTCAAATTGCGCAAAGTAAGGTTGATGAAGTAAGAGCTTATATTGATCAAGAAATTATTGATACTAAACAGATTGTTGAGCAGCATGTAAGTGATGCTAATATTCGTTTAGATGAAGCCAATCAACGTATTGATCAGTCTATTCAGGCGAATGAAGCGCTGGTTGCAGATGCTCAGCAACGTGCGATTCGTGCTGAAAAAGAACTCGATGACAAAATCGGATTTATTAAAAGCGAAACAGATTCAATCATTGCTGATGTAAGAAGTGATGCTGATGAAATTCGGTTAGTTGCAGAAAACGCAAAAAAAGTAGCTGATCAAGAAGTTCTAGACCGTAAAAAACAAGCTGCTGATACTCTAATTGTTATTGATCAAACTAAAGCCGCCTTAAAACAAGACATTGATCAAAACTTAGTAAAAGCTGGTCAAATGATTGATGATGCTAAATTAGCATTAGGTGAAGAAACTAATACACTCATCAATCAAAAAATTGAACCTATTGTTAACCAAACTGAAGCTGCAGTTAAAAAAGTTGATCAAGTTGCAGCCCAGTATGTTGACCTTGATAAGAAAGTCGATTCGGGTTTTCTAGCTGAAGCTGAAGCACGTGCAAATGATAAAGAGGCATTAACAAAAAGTTTTGAGCTTAAGTTTGCTGAAATGCAAACTGAATTGGGTAAATCAAATGCCCTAATTTCAGAAGAAATAAAAACCCTTGCTGCTCAAGATAGAGCTTTTACTGAACAAATTAGTACTGCCCAGTCTCAAATTGGTGATAACAAAGCGGCAATTAATAATGTTGAACGTACAGTAGTTGATCTTGGTAAATCTGTTGCTGAAAAGACTGATCAAATTCAAGCAAGTTTAGATACCACTAATGCAAGCTTGTTAAATGCTACTGAGTTAGCGCGAATGCAATCACTTGGTAAGCCTTTACGTGACGATCCTACATTTCTATCTGGGAATGGGGGGTTAAGCGCATATGTTGTACCTTCAGGTTCAACGTTTACTAGACAAGCTAAATCTACTGATAACCCAGTAAATAGTACCCATGAGATGCTATTAAGATCCACTGCTTCTCTAGGTGGTGGCTGGTATCCGACTGTTCCAACTCTTGTTGCTGCTCCTAATAAAACGTTTTTAATAAAACAAATTATTAAAATGCCTAAGGGCACTTATTTATTACCAGTTGGCAATGCTACAGGTACGGGTGGTTATTTACGTGTACTTGGGAATAAGGAAGGAACAGGTAAGTTTGAGGTTTATTACTCTGTTGTTCAGTGTGGCTATGATGCGCCTGCAGCTATCCATGGGCATTTCCGTGTTATTGCTGGCACTAATCCACCTTTACCAAGCACAGCAAACCCAGTGGATGTAATCCTTGCCGATTATGAAGTCTGGGACATTACAGCACTTAATGACACCATTCCAAAAGCATGGCGTGATCAAATTACTGGAAATGCTTCATATATCGAAAAGGTTGAATCATCTGTAAAACTTGTTGATGAAAAGCTTGTTTCAGAAGCAAAAAAACTTGAAGAACTAAAAACCGACTATAATTCGAATAAAACTAAAACAACGTCAGATTTAGCAACAATTGCTCAATCAGTTTCTGATGGTGATAAAGCCTTATCTTTACGCATCGACCAAACGAAAGCAGCTCTAGAAGAGGCTGATCGGAAATCTAATGCAAATATTCTAGAAGTTACTGAGTCGCTCGCCGAATTTGAACAGTCTACTACTTCAAAATTTAGTGAACTTGATACAAGTATCTGTAAAGAAAATTTAAAGGTACAAGGGCAAATTACTGATGTTCAAAAAAGTGTTTCAACCCTAGAAAGTAATACAAATACAAGAATAAATGGCCTTTCATCATCACTTAAAACTACTGATGACATTGCTAAACTAGCTTTCGATAATGCAGCAGAGGCGCAGCAAACAGGTACAACGGCGGTAAAAGCTACCGAAGCACTTTCTCAAAATCTTTTAAGCTTAAAGTCACAAACGCAAGTAACGTCGGGTGTACGTGCTGTTGTAACGTCAAAAGGAATTGATGACTGGACACGTTGGCGAACCACTGGTGAAGCGAAAGTAATTCAAGATGCTGATGCATTTGGTGGCTATATTCTTGAGCTTGGGAATAATGCCGGTAATGATGAGGCATGGGTTCACTGGAATGAGTTTGTACAGATTAATCCAGATACACTTTATCGGGTACGTGCTCGCTTCCGCCGTGTAGCTGGGGAATCTGGAACTATTTACCTTGGGGTTGCATGTAAAAATGCAGACCAAAGTAAATACGTAACGACTACAAACTCCCTTGCAGGTGATATGGGATCTTCTAACTACTTATTGTCGGCCGTTAAGCCTAATTTAGGTGAGTGGCAAGAAGTAGTTCTATACATGAAAGGTAAGTCTACTGGGGCGGCAACTGGTTTAGGGACAATTGATAATCCACGTACTTTCCCAGCACAAGCTGAATATTATGCCCCAATGTTTATTGCAAACTATAATTTCCAGACAGGAATTTGTCAGCTTAATTACATTATTGTTGAAGATAACAACTCTTTAGCTTCTGCAAATGATGCAACAGCAACTGCAAATGATTTATTCAAAACAGCAACTAACAGAACAGAAGCTGAAGCTGAAAGAACCAGTAAGCTTGAATCAAGAATGCTGAATGCTGAAACAGGTATTCAGAGCAACTCTCAAGCATTATTGAAAACAGCTACAAAGAGTGATCTTGATAGCGCCATGGGGCGTGTGGCGACTGATATTACAGCTGCAGTGAATAACATTAAGATTGGTGGTGTAAACGCCGTAGCTAATTCAGAAGCGCCTCGAACATCCACAGCAGCAACAAGCCGTGAATACTTAATGTATGAACGTAGCAAAGAGTTGAAAGCTTTTTATGACGAAAATTTAGATAAGCCTGTTACGATTTCTTTTGAAGTGAGTGTACCGGTTGCTGGAACTGTACAAGTATATTCATCTAATGGATCCGCTCATTTCTTCACAACATCCGTAACAGTCACCAAAGCAAGTGAATTTCAAAAATTTGAAGTTACTGTGTTTCCTAAATTACACACTGGTAGCACAACTGAATCGACTATTGAGTTTTATGGTACATATGGCACGGGGCGAATTCCTACAATTCAAAAATTACAGATCGAAGCTGGTAATAAAGCTACAGCGTGGAGCCCAAGCCCACGGGATACTCAAAGTTCATTAAATGCTAATGCGGAAGCGATTAAAGTTACTCAAGCTGAAGTGAAGAAGCATGGCGATACTTTATCGTCTCAAAGTTTAGATATTTCAAAACTTAGAAATGATCTAACAATAACCAATACCGAAGTAAGTAAAAAAGCCTCAACTGAAGCATTACAAACCACAAATTCTCAAGTATCTGAACAAGCTGGACTGATTAAAGCTGTTACAGAACAGGCGAATACTTTATCTGCAAATCTTAACAAGTCGGCCCCAGCAGGTACGAACTTGTTGATTAACTCTAATGTGGTAGGAACTTACAATGGTGTTTCATATCCTCATCTACGCTATAAACTTGGTGAAGAATGGGAAGTAGGCGCAAAATATACGCTCTTGTGGTGTGCTGAACATACACGTGGTGCTGGTGACACAAATTCAAATTTAGCTGTTTATGCTGGTGGCGGAAGTCAGTTTTTACAGCAGGTTATCAACACAACAGGTAAAGTAATCAGCAAAATCACCTTTACAAAGACTTCAGCTGGAACAGCAAAAGAAGTCCACTTCTACATGCTAAACAAACCAACTGTAGATAAGAACAGTGTAGGTACGGTTTATTGGGCTGTCTTAGTAAAAGGGGAATTCATAACTACAGATAATTGGATTGCAAGTCCTTACGACTTCAATGCTGCATTCGATCAAGTTTCTGCGAATCTAAATGAGTTTAAACAAACCTATGTAACTGAGAGTGGTGCTCTTGCTCAAAGAACATCAAAACTTGAAGCAGGGATGAGTGATGTTGAGAAAAACATTTATAACACTACTCAGGCCCTAAATAACTACGCTACAAATGCAAAATTAGATGAAGTTGTAGCCTCACAAACTAAGGCATTCAATACATCTCTTACAAAATTAGATGAGGCGCTAAAGGCAGCCAATGACAGTGACTCTTTAGCTGGAGACTACAACTTTAAAAATCCTGATATGTGGTATAGCCATTATGGCTGGGACATGTCTCAGTATTTTAAAACAACGACTACAGGGAAAATTGGTAATACAGTTTTCAGAAAGGACACATCTAATCCAGTAAACTGTTTTAACTACAATAAACAAGCACTACCAAATACTCGTGCATATATTGTGAGTTTCCTTGTTCGCCGTAGCTCTGACTCTAATGGGCTTTGTTACATCCCCATTGGCCGTGCGAAAAATGATGGTGTATTTTCAACGGCAAATTATACGAGTGTAAGTGTACCCGTTGCTGAAATCCCAGCTAACGAATCTTGGACTCTCATTTCAAAAGTCATCAATATGACTTCGGTTGCTGAAACTTATCCTCAAATTCAACTGGGTATTGCTTTAGGTCATACGGGTAATGCTGGTTGGTGGGAAGCACAAGGATATAGAATTACACCAGTTCTAAATGAATCAGATGTAGATAGCACTATCGTTAAGTCTTCTATTCTTGTTGATTATTCAAGTAAGTCTGATACAACCAAAGCAATTTCAGCGGCTACCGAATCACTAGAAGCCAAATTCCGTCAAAAATTTGGTGATTTATGGACTAACAGTTCAGCAACACTTGATAGTACTCGTTATACAAAAACTGAAACGAACCAAGCCATTGCAGAAGAAAGCAAAATTATTAAAGCTGCTATTTCTTCAAGTGGTGGTGACAACCTAATCAAAAATGGTGATTTCTCAAGCCCTTTAGGCACCTTAAATTGGCGTCAAAATTCTGCTGTGGCAGGTAATCTACTTGAAGTTTATAAAGATTCAAAAGGTGCTACTTGGGGGCACTTTAAATCTACTGATACAACTACATACTTTAAAGGGTTTATTGAAACTCTGACATTGGCAGATGGTTTAGAGATGAATCAGAAGTACACATTGTCATTTAAAGCAATGTCGTTGACAGCTGCACAGACTCAAATTTTATTAATTATACACCGTCGAGATTCATCAGGTAGTAACAACCAAATTGGTACTACATGGAATAACATTTCGACTGATAAAGAAACATTATGTACTTATACCTTTGATACAAATATTATTAATTTACAGCATATTAACTTAATTTTATATTCGCAAGTAGGTTTTGCTCCTGACTTTTTAATTAGAGAAGTGCAACTTGAAAAAGGTGAGTTAGCCACTGGTTTTAGAAAAAATCCTCGTGAACTAATTAAGGATCTTGAAGCTAATGCTTCTGCAATTGAAGGTACTAAAGCGGATGTTCAAAAAAACGGTGAGAAGATTACTTCACTTGCAGAGAATTATGCGACTTTAAAATCTACTGTAGACAATAATAAAACTGCTGTAGATGGTAAGTTTCAGGAAATTAATTCAACTATTAGTGATAATCAACAGAACACCACACAGTCTATTAATAACTTGGAATCAAGTTATAAACAATTAAATCAGGACCTTGGTCAAGTTTTCAATTACCGTGTTTATTCATGTGGCTGGAATGGCTTTTTCACAGGGATTAAAAACTTAAAGGGTGAAATCAAATCAGTAGCTTCAGCACGTGGTTTTTCAGTACATGTTTTAGCAGCTGATGGTTCTATTGCTTCTTCAACTAGATATGATACTTATGCAGCTGTAGCAAATGCTACGGCAATGAGTAACGCTATTGCTGCGATTCCAAATGACACCTTTGTTATCGTTACAAACTACGACAGTATTGGGGTAAACCTAGCACCAGTTAAGAATGCACTAATTTCATTAGGTGCCAATCCATTCACACTTGATCAAATAACGGGTCGGGATGCATACATTTTAGTTGGTCAGAAGGGGATTGGTTCAGGTCGCGGTATTGAATTGCATGCAACACCTGATACCGGACCAAATGGGGCTAAGCAAATCATGCTTGCAGTCCAAGTAGTTAGTGGTATCCCGATTGGTCTGGCAAACAATAGTGGAAACTTACAAAAGGTTTTAGAAAACCACGCACAAATTCTTCAAGAAAAAATTACAAGATCTGATGCGAAAGAAGTATTTGCTCAGGAAATCAAAGTCTTTAAAGCACAACTTGATACTTTACGTTACTCAGAAGAGAACTGGATTTTACTTGGTGATGATACTAAAAATTTAAGTATTTCTACTGGTACAAACAGAACTGTAGCTGTTTGGGAACTGCAATATAAACACAAGGAAATTCCAATTGATAAAGGTGATCCAATAGTTGCGAGAATCAAATACAAAGCAACTGCAGGATTAGTTGGTGCTACATGTAGTATTCAATTTCATGGTGCAACTTATAGTGTTGGGTTACCTTCGTTTGTTGTAGCTGCAAGTGGTGAAATAGAACTTACTGGTATTTTCCCATCTGATTTAAAAGCCTCTGCTTTTGAAGCTATTCCATTGGGTTTACGGTTTGATAATGCTCCATCTGGTGGAACATTTACTGTAACTAATATGTTTATTAGCCGAGGTAATTCAGCGCCAAATTTTAAGGGCGGATTTAGATCGTCTCTTAAGCAAAATGCTCAATTTGTTGAAGATACTTTTATCAAGGCTGATGTAAATAAAGGGGTTATAGCTCAGCAAATTCAACAATATGATGCAACTGTACCCGGTGGTTTATCTTCTGTAGTAAAAACAACAAAAGCTACAGCTGACCAAACATCACAGGATCTAGCTTCACTTAGAAATACTGAAATTTCTCAGCTTCAAACAAGTACAAATAATCTTGGCTCGGCATTAGAAAACACAACAATGCTGGCGATGATGATTACTAATGGAAAATTGTTGCAGGGAGACGTAAATTTCAAGAAAGGTAACAATGGTGTATCTGTCTATAACAATGCCGGCAATGGGAATGTGACAGTTACTCGAGTCGCGAAAAGTTCTGATAACCCTACTACCTCAACCCATGAAATTGAAATTAAAACCATTGGCGCTGCCAACCCAACGTGGGGTGGATTTTTCCAACTTGTTTATGGCCGTGCTAATGCTGTTTTTGTCATCAAGTATTTAATTAAGCTACCAGTTGGATATAAGTTGGTGAATGCTGGTAACGCAATGGGGACAGGGGCAATTGATCGATTCATTGGCAATACTGAGGGTACAGGCAAATTTGAAACATATATTCGAATGATTAAATGTGGTGCTGTAGGTTCTTTCTCTAACTCAGGACATGTTTATGTGGCGGGAGGATCTACACCTACAGCTACTGCGCCTTTAGTTTGGACCTTAGCCCAAATCGAGCAATATGATGTTACTGATTACGCTTCAGCTGACCCGACTTTACAGGACTTTGTTTCTTCAGCCACAGACTCTATTTCAACATTAACCAATTTCAAAGAAACTTGGGCTGCCAAACTTACTGAGATGTCTTCAAAATTAGACAGTAAAAACGGCGCTTATATTTTGAATGCGGATATAACAAATACTAATGTTGAGCGAGCAATTGCAGCCTCATCACAGAAAATTACTTCTGAATATACCAATGCTATGAGTGTGCAGCCACTTGGTTCAGGTGGTGGTAAGATTTTCGTTAAGCCTTTAACTTGGCGTCAAGCAATCACTACTTCGGGTACATTGGTTATTAAGACACCAATTACAGTTGGTGCGTACATGACCAAGGTTAAAATTTCTGGTTATAACTACAATAACAAAGAAGATAATATTTTCGATCTGGATTTGGCATTTTATGCATATACGTCAACTGTGCCATTTTATCCAAATATGACGTCACGTTCTTTTGGTATTACCTTAGATGAAAATAATGCTACGACTAAAGGCCTGGCTCTAGCTTTAGATAGCAATAATAAGGTGTGTATCTTAATTACCAAAAAAGATGCTTGGTCTTACCCAGCAATTACAGTTGAGTCGGCCACTATTACTCATACAAATCCGCCAGATTACTTTAAAGATGGCTGGACGGCGGCCATTGAAACGGATTTATCAGTTTATAAGTCAGTTACGCCGTTTACAGTGACTTCAATGATGGAAACCACTGCTGGTTCACAAGCCAAAGTGGATGTTCCAATGGCTCAGTTAAGTGATATTGCTGCTGATAATAAACTCACACCAGTTGAGAAAAAACAGGCGAAGTTGGTTTGGGATACACTTTATCAAACTGATGCAAGCTTGCGAGCTGAGGCGGTCACATATGGGATATCTTCTGCTGCTTATGCAACGGCATTTAGTACTTTAAATACATATTTGGCAGCTTTATTCGCAAATATGAATGTAACTAGTACGATTGACCGAAACCAGTTCATTACTAACTTTGCTAACGTGCACAATGCACGACAAGCATTAGTACGTGCAATATCGGAGAAGGCTAAAGAAATAGCTGATACTGCCAAGGACATAGCTTCTACTACAAAAGCGACATTAGAGCGTGATTACATGACGTCTACCAAGACGAATGAAGCAATCGCATCTTCAACAGAAAGAATGTCTGCACTGTATTCTGCAAATGGTCAAAAGATCATGGCTTCAGTACTCGAAACATGGCAAAAAGATTGGTTAGTAAAAACACCAAGTGGGAATAAGCCTGAACTTAGTTTAGTTGCAGATGCAACATGTCGTGGGGGATATGCACTAAGAATTGGTAATAACGTAGGTAATGATGAAGCCTGGTTAAATTGGTTCACATCTTTGCCTATCGATGACAATAAATATTACCGAGTTAAGTATAGATTCCGCCGTGTAAGTGGTACCGGAGTTGTTTATGTTGGTGCGACCTGTCAAAACGCCAATAAAACAAAATATATTGCTCAAGATAACTCTGAAATCAATGATATCGGTTCAAGTCATTATTTAGTTGCAGGTACCGCACCAGCGTTGGGAACTTGGATAACCGGTACTGCTTATTTTAAGGGGCGATCTGCTGGTGCAAGTGCAGGTGCTGGCACTCTACTAAGCCCTAAAACATTCGCAAATAAAGCTGCTTTCTTTACACCAGTATTCATTGGTAACTATTCAGGTAAAGCTGGTGAAGTGGATCTAGACTTTATCGATATTGAAGATGCTGACAACATTGCTGATTTTGAAAATTTCAAAACCACATATACAACTGATGTGGGAGCATATGCTGGTGCATTACAAACTTTGGTTTCTGTTTACGGCCAAAATGCTATCAAGCTTAAATCACAAGCTGATTTGATCGATGGTGTGAAAGGTAAGTACGTAATGGGAATGGATAATAATGGTGTGTTCTCTGGAATGTCTATGGTCAGCGAGCAAACGAATGGAACTGTACTCAGCTCAATAGGTTTCCAAGCGGATAAGATTTTCTTCACAACCGGTACTTCTTCTACTAAATATATGCCGTTCATAATCCAAGACAATCAAGTTGTCATGAACAGTGATGTATTTATTAAGAATTTGACCGCATCAAACTTCAAAGCGAAGTCTTTAACAGCTGAACTGTTTAAAGTCGATAAATTGAGCGCGATTGCTGGTGAGTTGGGGACCTTAACTACCTACAAGGATCCGTCTAAACCCAATGGTGCAAGAATGGTTTTAAGCGGCAGTTTAATTACGGTTTACGACGATAATAATGTTGTCAGGGTTAAATTAGGGCTGTGGTAGTGAAGAAGGGCTACTTAGATAGCCCTTTATTTTTGGAGGTACAAATGCCACAAGGTATGCAGGTTTTTGATCCACAAGGTAAAGTGGTTGTAGACCTTACAACTCGATTAACACGGTTAGTAGGTATGATCAGAACAGTAGATACAGATGGTCAAATAACTCTTAATACGCCCCCTGATACAACCCCCTTTGCAGTGAATGTTCCTGACTTTACGGGAGGTAACGGTATTCCCGCAGACATTCTCATTGAAAACGACATTTTGTACTGGAAATTTTATGGTAATAGGGTGTCGTATTTTCCTAAAGTTCCCGGAACTATTTTCTATGGGTATTACTAATGGATTCAGGTTTACAGATTTATAATGCTGATGGTGTACTACAGTTAGACACTAATGCGCCTATTTTATGTTTAAGGTATAAGTATGTATTTACTAAAGCTACATATAAAAATCCTTACTATGTATTAGATTTTAAAGCACACAGACCTATTGTAGCTTTCTATGCTGCTGTTACCCCTGCAGTGCCAGCAGAGTATAGAGCTTTTATTTATTCTTTCTACTTGAAGGATAATGGTGATGGTACTTGGAGATGTGCGTTTACTACGTCAGCCCCTTATGATGGTTTTGAAATTAATGTTTATATCTTTGACTTGGCAAGTGCTATTGATACACCAGTAAATAATTATGGTTTACAAGTGTTTGATGCAAATGAGAAGTTAATCTACCACACTGATTACAATCCATTGCGTATGGTTTACTTCTCTAAACCGGGTGATTCTACTTATACAAATCCTTATACAGGTCCGGGTGGTATTAATGGATGGGCATCTCAAAATGACTTACATCCAGAATGGTTTGTAACCCCTCCTCCTAATGCTACAGGTATTAAATGTGCTGTTGTTTATACAACAGGTAGATTTGGATACCAAGATGATGGAGGTGACCAAGAGGATATTGATGAAGTATTAGTTCTTCGTGATGACCAGACAAGTTTGAGTTATCAATATTCTGGGGGACCCGGTGGAGCTTCAGGTGGTGGTGTAGGTACATATTTGCATTTTATTTATCCACCTTATTTATGGTTTGTAGATGTTTCTAACTATTAAAAGAAAAGCCCCTTAATTGGGGCTTTCTTATTAAAGAATGTTATGCAGGTTGATCAGTACTTTGTGGTTCTTCTACAAAAGTGTAGTTAACTGCAATGGAACCAGTTTCAAGGTCCCAGCCTAGGTTTAATGTTTTAAAAGCAGGGCGGTTGTTAAAACGTTGGGCATTTACAATGTCTTTGGTTTTTTGAGCTAATTCGATATCTAAATCGTTAAATACTTTAACTTCAGCCATGAGCTTTTCCTCTGAACAGATAAAAAATAAGTTCAGATAGAATTGCATGCAGTTAATTAATGAAATCTGTAAGGTTCCAATTCACTTTGGAACCCATCTAAAAGTTAAAAATTATTAGTCATCAAAATACTTAATTATTTAGGTATTTTGGCGTAGTTATGTCTTCTCGGTTCTTATCGTTGTTACTCGGTGAAAATGTTAATTCATATGATCAGCAATTCGATACGTCTAATCAGGATGCAACAGCGCAGCTATATGAAACTATGGCTCCGTTTTCACTTGGGACTAACCAAACCAAAGCCAATAAGAAGCGTACTCGAAAAGAAATTCTTACTAAATGGGAGAGAATGTTACGCTTTGCACCTATCGCAGAGGGTATGGGGATTCATGTTTCTGCAGCCTTAGGCGGAGATTCTTATAGCGGCCAACAAGTCTTTATTACGCCCGCAGAACGGTTAAAAAAGGCGAATGGACCAGCAGCTGAAAAACTAAAAAAACAACTAGATGAGCGCCGTGTAAAGATGGAAAAGCTGATCAATAAGTATTTAAGCAAGCTAGCCCGAGATGCAATTTCATTTGGTGATTCTTATGCACGTATTTACGGGAAAAAAGATCAAGGTGTAATTGACCTCGTATGTAATGAGTATACTTATCCACCATTAATACAACCTTTCGAACAAGGCAGTAAGACTGTCGCCTTTTTTTGTTTAGATCCTCGTAATTGGCAAAAAACTATTACCAAACTGAATACTATTCAAATGGTACGTTTCAAAATGCCCCGTATGAGCAATATTGCTCAATATGAGCTTGTAGAAACTGGTCTAGTCACGAAAATGTTAGAGGGGGATGATCCAGATGAGCTACCTATCTTACCTGCGCATTTGGGCGGCTCATTCCTTTACGAAATTGAAGACATTTATGATGATGTAATCCTTGCTTTGGCATCTATGAACAGCCAGCAAATTGCAGATACCGTAAATCAGATGTTCTTGACAGTAAATATGTCGGGAATGCCACCAGCACAACGTCAAGCTTATATCCGTGGTTTAGAAGGTTTACTTAAAAATCATGAGGCTTATGTCCGTGATGCTTTATCAGGTGGAGAAGCAGTTTGGAATACTGCTTTTCACATGCTTCCGGTATTTGATGAAAAACAAGTTCTAAATCCAGTGGGTGATATCAAGAATCAACGAAGCTCACCTATTAATATTGAACAGTTCATGATTAATGTCCGTTTGCTGATGGGTGGAATTGGTCTAGATCCAAGCATGGTCGGTTGGGCTGATATGTTAACTGGTGGTATAGGAGAAGGTGGAGCATTCCATACTTCTGCACAAATCATGCGTAGGTCACAAGATATTCGAACAGCAGCTTCCGAAGGGATTAATCAAATTCTTCATTTGGATTGGGGGTTTGCTTACAACGAACAATTTGAGCCTGAAGATTACCCTTGGCAAGTTGAATATTATTCAAACCAAACTGCAGCAGCTACAGAAGAAATCAACAATGCTCAATCAAGAATGAATACAACATTACTTAAAACACAAGTAATCGCATCATTGAAAGAATCAAATTTAGATGTAGATATTATGGCGTACATTCTTGAGCGCGATACAGGTATGAAATATGAGGAAGCATTAACATTAGCTGAAAGTATTGCTAAGAGCCGTAAATTTCCAGAGGATGAAGAATAATGGCTTTCTTTGAATACGAAACGCAGAATAAAACTATAAATAACAGTTTGGGAAACGTTTTAAATCCGTTTAAAGAACGTTTTGCTAAGAATCCTGTCTTGTGGTCTGGTCTAACTGTTGATCGAGCTGTTTCACATTATCAGGAACTTTACGCATTAGGGACACTTTCAGCGGCCCATTTTGGAATTGAAATTCGCCCGTACCGTGCAAACAGTAAAATTGCTCAAGCAAATATTCCAATTTTTGATCCTTCAAACAAAGTTGCTTGGTTAGCCAATAATGTAGATGTATCACTACTAGATGCCCAAACCGATGCAGTGCATGTGGGGCATTTTCAACTCAACCATGTAACTGGTAATGCTTCAAATGAGTTGAGCATTTCATTTATTGAGACTAAAGAAGCAGCTATTGCGAATAGTGCTAAAGCTATAAAAGAAATAATGTTTAATAAAGATGGTACTCAGTCGCCACCAATTGAATACTTAATGAGATTAAAAATATATGCTTTTGATAAAGCTGCAAGAAATCAGAACCAATTTGAAATTGAGCATCTAGTTTCACTTCAAGCAGGCAATTTGCCCCTTGATGCCTCTAATAAAGCGCACGCCATTGTTACTTTAAATTTCATTAAAATGTTTCCTAATCTTAAATAAGACTAGGAACTTTTATTTCTACTTGTAAAGAAAAGCAGCTCAATGATAGGGCTTAAAATTATGATAATAAAAAGAATAAATAAAACTTGTTTATTCAAACTGTTTGTTAAATCTACTTTATAATTATTCACCCGTTCTTCTATATCAACATTGGCATTAGCCTTTAGAGTTGCTGTACTAATAGTAGAACCATCATGATAGGAACATCTTCCTTGGTTTTCAGAAAAGGTATAAGAACCATCTGAGCAAATATATTTAGCATCAGCTGGAATATTAGGGAGCACCTTATCTGCAAACTCCTTACTTTGAATCAATTCACTTTGTAGTGTATTAACTTTTATTGGGATATTACCTCTAACATTATTCTGCCAGAGAAATAGAAGAACTAAGGAAATCCAGAAAGTTTTACTTTTTAACACTAATTTAAAGAAATAAATAAACCCATTTTCCTCCTTATAAATTTTCGTATCATTGCTACTATGAAGATTCATTTTTGGTTCTTTAATATTTATTTCATCCCCCAAACTAGAAGAGTTATCCTGAGATATAAAATTATTTTTTGAGGTTTGTATTTTCTTTTCAGTACCTTGTGAATGTTTCCTACCAAATTCAGTTAAATCTTTATCAATAGCAACTAAGTATAGTTTTGATAATTCATTAAAACCAAGTTCAATAGCATTTAAGTGGACCTCATAATTTTCTGTCTCTACATAAAATATAAAATTATCAATTAGAGATTTAAACTCTAAAAATTCTTTCCCATCACGAATTATTTTCTGGTAATTCAATTCAACAAGAATAATTTCTTTTCTTTGTTCTTGTTGAGAATAGATATGCAGTACGTGATATGAAGGATGATTCATTTGAAACCCTTTAAGCCTTTTTAAGAAATATTATTTTTAATTAGATGATTTGTAAAATACTCGCAGTTTGTTATGTGGAACAAGCCAAATTAACTATAAGTCAACTTGGGATAATAAAAAGTAGTTTAATTTTATAGTGATCTGTAATGAGAAATATAGCTATCTTCATTCAAACACACGCACCACATCAAAGCCGATTAGTACATGGTTTTGATTCCATGGTGAATAGTGGTGCTTGTTCAATTGGGTTTATTAAGGGTGATTACCGTCAAATTAATGCTTTAGTCACTGAAGATTACACGGAAAATGATTTCTGGCGTGTTGTAAATTTAAAAGGTAAAAAGGGTGGGATAGATGCGTTTGATTCTGTTGCGGTATTAGGCGCTATCGATGACCAGCATGCAGCTGATTTAGCGATACTGCAATTTGGCCGAATGTTTGATGCTTGTGTTACAGATGTTATTGAAACAAATCAATTTGGACTTAAGCGCCATTTATCATCACAACAATTTAATTTGACGGGTTCAAAACCGATTCAAAGATGGCAGCTAGAACAATTACAAAATGTTGTAGCAGCTGAAAAACCTGAATGGGATGGAATCAATTTAATTTCTCATGAGGGTGATACTTCTAAGTTGTTATTAGATATGCAACGAAATGATGATCACAGCCAATTATTAAGTAAATTTGATGGGTTACCTACGCTTTTATCTAGTCTAGGCGTAGAAGAAGCGCATTATGACTCTATTATCGTTGATTACCAGCATTTAGAGCAGCTGTCTGCAATTTTGCATCACTCTATGGATCAGTTTTCAAAAACTGGCGTCAAAATCATTAACGTTACGGAAAGTAAGCCTTTTAAGCATAAAAAAGTCCTTCAAATTGCCCTTACTTATGATTTTGATGATGGACAAAACTTCACAATCCTTTTTCATAAGCCAGATCGATTATCCAAAAAAATTAGTCCAACGGATTCATTACTTTCGTGGAAGATTTTAATGAATAATCGTGATATTACAGCTGCCATTCAACCTAATCAGGGAGAAGGAATTTCAATTCCAGTGCTTGCTGGTCGAATTATGAAGTTAATTAACCAAAATAGTAATCGTTTTAAGCGGTTACAATCTAAAAAAGCAGAAAAAGCTAAAGCTTTGGCTGATGCGGAAAAAAGAGTTTTAGAAAAGCAGAACTTATTGGCATCTTTAAAGCAAGAAATAGAAAGTTTGCAATCTGAATTAGACAATTTAGCTACTTCAAAAAATGAACCGGCACCAGAGGTGACACCGGAACCGGCACCAGAGGTGACACCAGAACCGACACCAGAGGTGACACCAGAACCGACACCAGAGGTGACACCAGAACCGACACCAGAACCGGCACCAGAGGTGACACCGGAACCGACACCAGAGGTGACACCAGAACCGGCACCAGAGGTGACACCTGAACCAACACCAGAGGTGACACCAGAACCGGCACCAGAGGTGACACCGGAACCGGCACTAGAGGTGACACCGGAAAAACTGCAAAATCCATCAGCTTCGGATACTTCAAATCCTTTGTATAAGTCAATCATTGAAGGACAAGTAAGCGTAAGTTTGGAAGTACTTGAACAAGTTCGGGATGAGGCTGAAAAGAATTTAGAAGACCCTTTATTAGTTCCAGCCGTAACTGAGTTACTTAACCAAATTAAAGTTAAGGAGAGCGTTTAATGTTATTTAAATTTATTACGCCTTCTGTAATTGCAACGGACCCTTTAATTGTAATTGATCAAATGATTAGTTTCTTTAAACCTAAACAGCCCTTTACTGGGCTTTTGAAGGGTAGAACTAATAATGTGAAAACAGCCAAAGGACAAAAGATTTCTACTGTATTCGCTTTAGTTGATATTGATCAAGTAATTGCATCTCATACAGCAACTGGTGCGGAAAACCCTAATTATCCGCAAGAATTGCAGCCACGAGATCGTAGTCGTGAATCCTCACAAGCATGGGTACAGAAAACTGCTAATGATTTAGACCCCGAAAGCCTAGGCCGCTCAGGTCGGGCAGACACGGGAGCACCGATAACTGGTGATGATTTAGTTGTTGAATCAGGAAATGGCCGAACAATGGCAATCAAGCTTGCCTATGAGCGCGGTACCGCAGATGAGTATAAACAATGGTTGATTGATGAAGCTGATTACTTTGGCTTTAGCAGTGAGCAGGTCCAAGCAATAGCTCAACCAATCTTGATACGTATTCGTACAACTGAGATTGATAGAGCTCAATTTGCCATAGATGCTAACCAAGATGATAAGTTGTCTTTTACAGCAACTGAACGTGCTAAAGCTGATGCTAAACGTTTAGATGAGAATTTACTGGCTCTTTTTAACCCGAGTGAAGATGGCGATTTATTAGCAGTAAGTAATCATAAGTTTATTCAAGGTTTTTTAAGTAAATTAGGTGATACAGAAGCTGCCCAGTACACAACGAAAGATAAAAAACCAACACAAGCACTGATAAACAGAATCAAGGCCGCAATTTTTAGTAAAGCGTACAATGATGATCGTCTGCTAGAAATGATGGCTGATCATACAAAACCAGATCTTCAAAATATGCTTAATGCGCTTGGTGTTGCTGCGCCTAAATTTATTGAAGCGCAAGCTATAAGTCGTGGAAATGTTCAAGATATATCAGATCAAATCGTTGATGGAATGGAGCAAGCCATTGATCAACGTGTTGCTAATGCAATTATTGATGCAGCAAATACCATTTTATCTGCAAAGCAAAATGATCAAGATATTGTTGAGTTTGTAAAGCAGCAAGGGCTTTTTGAGGATCTAGGAGAAGGTGTTGCTGAGCTCGCCGTATTTCTCGCCAAGAATAGCCGCAGTTCAAAAAAAATGAGTATGTTATTTAAAGCATTAGCTGAATTTGCAGAGAAACAGGCTTTAGATAGTAGTAATGTAGGCTTGTTTGGTGAACCTGAACCAGTAAGTGTAAAAGATGCTATCCAATATGCACAACAAGTGCTTGGTGATGATTTCATTAGTGTGCAAATGTACGATTCCTTGGTTGATTCCAGCAGTTCAAGTAGCCCTAAAATAATTCGATTAACGAAAGAGGGGGCTGAACGTTTCCACAGTGCTTTGAAAGCTAAAATTGATCAAAGTAATGAAAAGGAAAATCAAGAAGGGAACAAAATTAATGACATTCTTTTCGAAGAATTAGATGTTTAGATCTGGAACCTACTAAAAATTAGATACTTACGATCATTCAACATAGGAATGTAAAGTTCCTATGTTGAGGGATATATGTCCATCTTAAAGCTCAAACCAATCACTAAAGACACAGTATTGGTTGCGATTTATTACATGATTGATTTCATGCATTATCAAAGCAATATTGCTCGATTTTTCCTTCTTATCATCCATAAGCAAATAGAACTTAACTTGTCTATAGCAAAGCAAGCTTTAGCTTTTGCCCGTCAAGAAAGTGACTTTCCAAAATTGGATGAAGTTATTGAAGTCTTATATAACGAGGCTATCAAAAACATTGATGAATCAGTTATCCAACACCTTAATAACAGTTCCAGAAATGTTATTGAACAATTAGAGACAATTGTTTCTCTTTTTGCTTGCGATAAAGAGCTAAAGGCTTACACCACTAAAAAGAATAAAACGCTACAGGTCATTGGGCTTAAAGGCATCAAATTAACCAAAGCTAAAGAATTTGACCCTTATGCCTTTTATTATCAGGGTGAAATTTTAGTACGCTCAAAACATCTTAAAGCTATTCCAGACTCTCTTCTTTCTGAAGATCAGCAACTAGTAAAAGGGATATTCTCATATGTATCAAATACCAATTCAGATGTGGAATCAGTTGGCGAATTTCGTCTCAGATCCAGAGGACCAATTGTTTCTACAACTGGATCAGGAAATGATGAATTTGAGGCTTCAGAAGCAATCAGAAATGATGGAGAAATTGGGGTACTCCGAGACAGTAATTCTGGCTTATCAAAAAGTAATGATGCAAGTTTATCTAGCGTCCGAAATCCAAGAAATGAATCTTCAGATGGAAATAGTAGAGCCAGTACTAACCGGATTAACAGCAGCGGAGGCGGTGAACTATCTGGTAAGAGATCATCTCTTAAACGAGCAAGAGATCGATCAATTGTACAATCTGCTAAATCAGTTAGAGCTGCCATAGATGAAAAGCTAGAAGCTCAATTAAAAGCAGATAATGTAGAAACAATTTGGAGCGATGCTTCAAATATTGACGCAGCTTTGCCATATCTGCAACCGGCACAACGTGGTGATGTTTTAAAAACTGAAAAGCGGTTAATTGAGGAAAATAAGAAGGGTATTCTTTTTACTAACGGCACTGGTACAGGTAAAACCTTTACTGGGCTTGGAGTGGCAAAGCGTTTTATTAATGCTGGTCTCAAGAATATTTTGATTGTTACCTTGAATGATAAGATTGCAAATGACTTTGTAAAAAGCTCAAGTCCGTTGAATATCAAAGCTTACAAATTAAAAAGTATTAAAGATAACGGCGGTGATGAACACACAGTCGTGGTCACAACCTTTGCTAATTTTGGACAAAATAAAAGTTTAGTTCACAAACATTGGGACCTGATATTAATTGATGAGGCACATACTCTATCGCAATCATCCGATGGTAAAGCAACTGCAGCATTAAACAAACTAAGAGCATTAACCGGGCATTTGCATGGTTTTAGTGAATGGTTTGAAGATAAATTTGCTGATCAGATGCCAATTGAAGAGCTCGATGAAGATGGTAAAGAAACAGAACAATACCTAAGTGCTTATAACAAAATGCAGATTCTTCGAAATGAACAACGAAAGATCTGGAATTTGAATTGGAAACACCAGAAAAGTAAGGTCAAAGTTGTTTTCTTATCTGCTACGCCATTTAGTTATCACTTTTCACTTGATTGGGCGGAAGGCTATTTATTTGATTATATGTCTCCTTCAGTATCTGTTGATGACCAAGGTAATTTAGCTGAAGGCTTTAGTAAGGCTCGAGAGCACTTCTATATGGGAAATCTTGGATATCGAAAGCGATATGGTAAGTTGACGCGACCAGAAGCTAAGGTGGATACAGGTGTACTTGAAAGACAGTTCGCCGAAAATCTTAAAAACACTGGTGCTATGTCTGGGCGGGATTTAGAAGTAAATTTTGACTATGATCGTAAATTCATTCTAATTGGCTCTCGTGTTGGTGAACTTATTGATGAAGGTTTAACTTATCTTCGCAATGGTTATAAAGAAATAGAAGGGCACAAAACACGAACTTTTGAAGAATGGGCTGCTCAGACTGGTAAACCAACAACAGGCTGGGGACGTCATGCATCTATGCAAGAATATGATCGGCTATTTACTGGCAACCGATTTAAAAACATATACGAAATTATTGCAAAACGCTTTGATTACTTAGCAAGACGCCGTTTGTTAGAAGCTATTAAAGCTGAAGCTTGTGTTGATATGGTGAAAAAGCACTTAGCATTAGGTCGTAAAGTAGTAATTTTTCATGACTATAACGAGGGCGGTGGTTTTGCACCTTTCTTGATTAGTAAGCTTGATATCGAAAAATATGAAAGCCCACTTAGAGAAGATATTGAGCTTGAATATAATGCATTCAAAGAAAATAGACCGGATCTAGTAAATCTCAATCTTGATTATGATTCACCTGTTGAAACTTTAAAGAATGCATTTCCTAATGCTCTTTTATTTAATGGCCGTCTTTCAAAGCAACAACGTGAAACTAATGTAGCGTTATTTAATACTGATGATAGCGGGCACGATATTCTCATTCTGCAGTCAGATGCTGGTTCTACTGGGATTAGCTTGCATGATACAACTGGTAAACACCAGCGAGTACTCATTAATATTGGTCAACCAACAAAGCCAGCCAAGTTGAGACAGACGGAAGGGCGTATCTATCGAACCGGACAAGCATCAAATGCTATTCAGAGATACTTGACTACTGGTACTGCATGGGAACGGGCTGCATTTGCAGACACGATTGCTGGACGCGCAGAAACAGTAGATAACTTTGCAAAAGGTGCTGATGCTGTAGTAAGTATCAAAGAAGCGTTAATTCAGGCTTATGAAGAAGCTAAATATGAAGAGCCAAGTCTAAATGATGGTATTGGTGGTAAAGCATATGATGAAGAAAATGCCCGTATTGCTAAGTTAACCCCATTTGATCAAGCACTAACATTCTACTATGCCAAAGGCAAACGTTCTGAAAGTCGTGATAACCGCGAAGGTAAGGAATGGTATGCAACGCCTGAACCTCTAGGATTCAAAATGATTGAATGGGCAGGGGTACACACTGGTGATTCTGTGCTTGAGCCTAGTGCTGGTGATGGAGCTATTGGTCGTTTTGTTCCGCAGGATGTAGAGTTGACAATGATTGAACCGACTGAGTCTTTAGCTAGTCGTGCTCAAATGGCAAATACAGGTGCTAAAGTAATTGTTGATACATTCGAATCTTTAGAATCTTTGAATAAGTACCATGCGATTGTGATGAATCCGCCATTTGGTCATGCTGGCACTTTGGCAATTCAACATATCAAGAAGGCTTTTGGTCATCTTTATGATGGTGGTCGGATTGTGGCCTTGGTACCACGTGGTTCGATGGATTCTAAAGTGGACGAATTTATTGATAGTACACCTGGTGCAATTCTGACAGCTGAAATCTGGTTGCCTCAATCGACCTTTAAAAATGCTGGTACCGCCGTTTCAACTCGTATTATCATTATTGAAAAACATGCAGACTCTAATGATGTTCCAGCAACACGAGAATTAGACTTTACGCACCTTACAAGTGTAGAGGATCTATTTTCAGAAATTCGCGATATCGCAATGCCACCTAGGAAACTACGCATTGACGAGCAGCTAGCTAAGTATGAACTTTATGTTAGAACTGAACGTAGCAAGTACGTTTTCAATGGCGATGGCGTTGATAAACCTCAGATCAAGAATATCATGCTGAAATTCTGGGGTTCAGAAGTAAATGAGTTTGATGAGATTGTTATGCCATATAACAAATCTGCTGAAATCATTAAGAAGATTGATGAGTTTGAGCAAGAGAATAATATTAATCTAGCTGCTTAACATAAGTAATAAAAATACGCTCTTGATGAGCGTATTTTTTTATGAATTGTTGGATACAGCAAAATTAAATTTATAAATATTATGTCTTTGAATCTCTCTTTATTTGGGAATCATTGAACTTGCATATGAACTAATTAAACTTCGTGAAAGTAAAAATTTTTCTCCAACACTTTCAAGAAGATTACCATGATCATCTACACTAAAATGAGCAATATGAGGATCATTAAATAAAAAATCAGGGAATGGATATTTAGCATGAGGATTATGAAAAATATATAAACCATCAAAGATTGATTCTTTATATTCTTCTTTAGGAATCCCTTCGCGGATATCAGGAATTAATGTACTCTCACTTACGTCATCCCTAGTGTAAAGTGCATTAAAGAAAGTAGTTTTATTTGCTTCACTTACTTCAGCTAATGCTCGAACTTTCCCCCAAGTTGCATATGGGTTATAAATTACAGCACTAATATCTTCATACTCTGAAGTCTTAAAAAAACCTAGGGGAATTTCTGCACCATTATCTTTTTCAATAAAATCCATTCTTTCTCTTGGCAAGTAGTTGAGTTTATCTGAAATAGCCTTTTCCTCATTAAGATAAATTCCATATAGAACAGCAATTAAACCGCGATGACCTATAAAATGGGAATGAGGTCGATCAAAAGAATTAAGACCTAAAATAAAAGGCTTACCCATAACATGAGATAAATCTTTATATGATTTTTTAAACTTTTGATTTTTAGAGACAATTGAATTGGCTAATCTAATAATTGATTTTCTATTGAATTCTTTAAAGTTAATTTGAAAATCTAAATGTGCATCTGTAAAACCAAATGCTGGTAGGCCATCTTGTTCTGGGTTGGCAATTGTTGCTTCAATACAAAAAGGTGAGTTATTTTTGTTACATACAAAGTCAGGCGCATGATGATTATAATCTATATCAATATTTTCAGATTTCAGGATTTTATTTAGATATAATTCCCAAAAAGAAGACTCAAAAGTAGTTTGGAATTCTTTTACAAATTTACTATCCCTATCAACAAATCCATTTGCCCAATCTAATAAAACATTCCTTTCAGCATACATTGCTTCATTTAATAACAATTTAAAAATTTTATGCTGTTTTTCGCTTTCAACAATAGGTGTAAATAAATCTAACATTTTTTCTTTCTCAAAGATTATTTTTAAATAAAAATTTTAAATTTCATAATACTAAAAAATTATTAAAAATCAAATCTATATGAAAAACTGTAATTAGCGTATTTTCAAAACTTTTTTATCAGTTTTTAATGCTGGAACAAAGCTAATAAGTGTCTTTATTTTTTAATTAATAATAGCTTAATTTTTATAAATTAGTACTTAAACATGTCCAAAGCTTTAGCATATGCACCAGCTGTTAATACAGCTAAAACAAAGTTGCCCAGTACTGAATCAGATCCTTTCTATGGCTCAATTTCAAAGCATAAATATGCTGAATTCTCACTTTGTGATAAAGATGGTAACCCAGTAGCCTCACCAGTAATTCGTGCTTTGTTGACTGACGGTGATAAAAGTATTGAGAGCCAATGGCAAACTCCATTTGAAAATAGCAATCCAGAACTAAAGATGCCAATGTTGATGGCTAACTTGCAAACTGGGCAAATGCTTCAAGCTGCAGCAACGTTAGGTGAGAATTCACCATTCATTTCAGCATTAAGTGATATGGCATCAGGACCTTTAGCAACGGCTGAAAATGCACTTAAGAGCGTTGAAGGGCGAACAAATTTAACTAAAGTGAATACAACTCAAGTATTCCTATCTACATCATCAGTACGTCTTAATTTATCAATCTTTTTCTTGGCCTTTAGTGATGCAAAATCCGAAGTTGAAGACAAGATCATGCAGTTGGAGGCTTGGAGCGTACCAGTATCATTATCGTCTGATTCTACGCTGCAAAATGTCGTTAATGATTCAAATACAACCTTAGAAGGCTTGTTTTCAGGGGTTATCCCACCTTTCGTATCTCTCACTACTCATGGCAAAACTTATAAACCCTTTATTCTTGAAAGTGTTTCAGCACCAATAGTCGCGCCAATTGATGAAAAAGGTAACCGGTTAAGTTTAGCTGTCAATATTAGTTTAATGAGTCGAACTGCATGGGACTCAAAGGATATTTACTCATTATATGGAGGCAACTAATGATTACTTTTGATCCTGTGTACGTTGGTGAAAATACCTACCAAATGCAAGAGCTTAGTTTTGAGCAATGTCTCAAAATATCTATCATTGCTCCAAATTTTAATGAAAAAAGACTTTCAGCTTTTCTGAAATCAGCATTAGACAATGTGGATCCTTTACTTTTATCAATTCAGGAACGGTATTTATTGCTGCTTAAATATCTTGAAAAACAAAGTAATACTATGTTGGAGGTGAACACTGACTGGTCTAAAGTTTTCCTTCAATCAGAAAATAATTGGAAAACTGAAACTACTCAAAATGGAATTACAGTTAGACAGCTTATTGGAATGGAAGTGGAGTTCTTAGAGGCAAATTGTAAGAACGTCGCTGAATGGATTGCCTGCATGATGGCTTTTCAGTTGAGTTATTCTAATCATGAACACTTAGCTTTATTGCCGGATAGAACAAACCCTCAATTATTTGAAGAACAATTTAAGCAGCGGCTAGATTTCATTAAGAAAATGCCAGCTAGTGATTTTGATTTGTGCTATCAAGACTTTAATAATTTAAACAATGAGTTATTTACTCATTTACGGTTAAGCGTTGATAACCACGGTATTTTAGTGGAAAGAGGTGCAGATGACGCGCCTGCACGATTTCGCACCGCTTCCGTCTTTACAGGAATCATCAAAGAGTTGGACCGATCTTTTGCTTGATACTGCAAGTAGTATTTCTGAAAACTGCCCAATGCCTTTATCAGATGCTTTAAAAATGCCTTTGAGTTTTGAAAGTACTTACTTCAATTCATCAGCATGGGAAAACCGCAAGAAGTATTTAGAAAACGAAATTGAACGTCACAACGTATTCTTAAAATTAGGTCAAGAAGTCATTAAGGGATTAAATGCCCTAGCAAGTAGAGGCAGATAGTTTTCACATAGAAAAGTCTGAATAATTCGGGCTTTTTTTTCGTGCTTTGTGTTTGGAACCTTACTCCAATTAGAACAACAACACTTGCAAAAATAACCACAAATGAAACGTGGGGAATAGGTCATGTCTGATCATCAGGCAATTGAAGTCACTGTCACAACTTTTGCTAATAAAACTACTTTCTGGAGTGGTTTAGCAAGTGCGTTTGGTTCTTTAACTTCAATTAATTGGTTGAGCTATACAGGTGCAATTGTGGCTGTTGTGGGCCTATTCATAAGTTTCATTTTTCAGTGGAGACGTGACCGCAGAGAACGTAAAGAAAGTGAATTACGTGAAAAAGAAAGCGAATTACGAATCAAAGCTTTAGAGGCTTTGGAGCAAGATAATTTACGAAAGAGGAAAGATGAGTGAAGTTAATTGAAAACAATGCTTGGCAGTATCTATCTGTTAAGTTACCCGCGGTAGGTGCATTCATCATGCTAATTTTATTGCCGGCACTACAATGGGGTGTTGATTATGAAGTTATTCCTGAAAAATATCACGCATTTGTTACTGGTACTTTAATGCTAGTTCTGTCATGGATTGGTAAGAAAATTTCTCAACCACGACTTAACGGCCCGCAATTAACAGGCCAGTTAGTAGGAATCAACACTTTAATGAATATTCCTACAAAGACAAAGTTTGACGAATTAGCTTGGATAGCTGAAGCAAAAAAACACATTGGTCTGCAAGAAATACCAGGTAAACAGCACAATCCAACTATTTTGAAATGGTTAAAGGAGCTTAAAGCTTGGTGGGCGGATGATGAAACAGCGTGGTGTGGTACTTTCGTTGCTCATTGCTTGAAATCAGCTGGAATTGCTTATCCTAAGCATTGGTACCGTGCATTGGATTATGTAAATTATGGTACCAAATTAGCTAAACCAGCTTACGGTTGTGTAGCTATTAAAACCCGTAAGGGGGGAGGCCATGTTTGCTTTGTTGTAGGTCGTGATAAGTCTACTGGAAAACTTGTTTGCCTTGGCGGCAACCAATCCAATAAAGTGTGTTACGCGCTATACAGTGATTCAGATTTCCAAGAGTTCCGATGGTATGGACGTACACCTCAGCCAGCAAGTAAACGTTATTCTTTACCGCAATTAAAGGGCGTAACAGCCACTAGGGTTTCTGAAGCCTAATGAAGTTACTATTACTGAGCTTTCTTTTATGTGGTTGTACGGCACATACAATTAATAGCAATGTAAATGTCACAATTTGCGTTAAAGCGATTTAAAAAAAGCCCTGAAAGATCAGGGCTTTTTGAATTCAGTTTTGAACTTCTGCATCATAAATTGTTTTGAATGCGTTCTTCAGTTTTTCATCTTGCGTATCCGCGATGAACTTTTGCATTTTCTCTTTGTATTCCAGATGACCAGCTTTGTACTTAGCAAGTAAGTATGAAAACTCGCCTTGCTTATAGTCAGGATCTGTCTTGTTTTCTGGTTTATCTAGTGCTGTTTTCAGAACAGTTGCTGCTGTATCAAAGCATTGATTAATTGTTTGCTTGTCTTTTTGTTGCATAGTAAAGATTTGGCATTTAGCTAGATACAAAGCAGGATTTTCAGGCCTTCTTGCAATTTGTTTCTCATTTAAAGCCAATGCTTCATCATACATCTGTGCAGCTAAGTACACATTCATTTGAAGCATTTCTCGCTTGCCCTGATCTTCCATTGTGTTGATTTCAGGCAGTAACTCTTGCATTCGTTTTTTTAGAACGTCTGGGCTCTCAAGAGAATACTTCTGCACATACTCATTATGTTTTTCCAAAATCTGCTGATCTCTAGCAGATAGTTTTTTAGGCGCTGGTGTTTCAGTTTTTGCCGCCGACTGATCTGTGCTTTCAGAAGCTTTACTACACCCACCCAGAAGTGCTGTGCCAAGAATAATTAAGGTAAGTGTCTTTCTCATTTCTTCCGTCTTGCTGCTGATGTAATTGTAAATTCATGCACTACATGAGGTGGATTTGTAACAACTGTTCCACCATCAAACTTGGCATCATATTTCATTGTCAATTGAACTGTGATTACTGATAAGTCTGGGGGAGGTAGTTTAATTTCGCAACTACCGACAGGTTGCCTATCATTTTCCGTATTCCAATATCCCTTTTCTACTTTCAATCTCACAACATCACCTATCTGCTTTTTGTCTTTGAACAGACGCAGTGCAGCTTGAGGGTAAATTGTTGCATCCCCTTTTAAAGCAGGGGGTAGTAAAGTTGTAGTCACGAATAGATTTTGCTTTTCAACTTTATATGAGACTTCAAATGTACAAGCACCGGACATAGCCTGCATAGCTAAACCGAATAACGTTGCTTTATCTTGATCGTATGGATATAGCCATGGTTTAAACGGAACCATTGTGGTTTTAGTGTTCTCTATGTAGTAATTCTCGTACTCATCTTTTACAAAGCTGTCTGTTGTTGGTTGTTGAGACATTGGAGCTGGCGTGGATTTAGCTGCAGAAGATGCACTCCCACCGCCATTATCCTGAACAACCAAACTTTGTTTTGGTAATAATTTGCAGCCACAAGATAAGCTATCACCGGCACGAGCGGCCATCTTGCCAAAAATATTCATATGTGGATCGCCGGATACGATGGTAGCCACAACTTTATGTGTCGGGCATGTTGCTTTGTCACCAGTACAAGCGACGGGAATGCCGTCAATTTGAAACAAACTGTTCCCAGAAATTACTTTACCGCCACCAGTGGTCGGGCAGCCTATTGTTATATATGGTGTTGCCAAATCTTTTCCTTCTTATTTTCTTGAAGTGACAAAAGAATATCAAAGAGAGGGTAGACAATACTGTATATTTTTTATTGTTAATATACCTTTACTAAACATAGAATTCTAAAATTAATGTAATATTTTCTAAGTTCTTATATGCTAGTTGAGACTTAGAATATTCCATGTATAAAATGAGAAATATAGTTCCAGAAGCCCAAATTGAAGAAGAAATGCTGTGTGGTTTTAAACCACCAGTTTTTGATGCTCACTTTTCAAACTTACCTTTTAATCAGCTAGGTGATCGGGAATTTGAAATTTTAGTTTACTCGCTATTAAATGAAGAAATAAAGCAAAAAAAACATCCATATTTTACAAAAATTGCTTTAATGCAAGGAGTGGGAGAGCGTGGAAGAGACTGTGTTTTATATGATAACCAAGGTGTTTGTGGGTTAATCCAGTGTAAAAAGTATTCCGGTCGACTTACTAAACCTCAAATCTTAAAAGAATTAATTAAATTTGCTTTATACTCCATTTTGGATAATAGCATTCTTCCAAATATTGATAGCTTTAAGTATATTTTTTATGTTTCAAATGATTTTACTGAACCAAGTCTAAATTTGCTTTTTAATAATAGTATTATTTTAGATGATATCGAAAATAATATAATTAATAAGTACATTATTGAACTAGTTGAGGAGTATGAGTCTTTTAGACCTTTAAGAGACAATCCTCCCTTTGAAAATATTTATAATATTCTTAGACGTTTAAAAATTAGTGGTGTTAATGGTTCTGAATTAACAAGTAGAATCCAAATTCTTCCCACTATCTTGCAGAGTTTTTTTAACATAAAATTAGTAGTAGATTTAGATAATGCAGATACTCTTATTAGAAAAGCTTTAGATGATTATGGGTTAAAATTTTTAACAGATGATGATCTTAAATTTATTAAAGATAGAATTGATCATACTCCTGTCAATCAGCGGATAGGTTTTGGTTTTGTTGATTTCTATGGTTTTAATATAGAATTTTTTCAGAATCTTAACGCCACTGAGTTTGGAGAGATTTTAAAAGCTATAGTGGATTTTCAGAATCTTTTAAATACGAAGTTAGTTGATCTTGCTAGTAAAAAAATTCATAGTTCTATTTTAAATAGAGTTACTAAACCTTTAGTTTATACAAATAAAATTCGTCCAATAAGTGCAAGTTTATGTGGGCTTTATTTAGTTAAGCGTGTATTTGTAAGTATGCTTCATGGCGGAGTACCAGAAAGCTTTAAATTTTCTTTAATTAAAGAAGTAAAAAAAACTGATGAAGAAATTTATGAAGAAATCATAAATAAATTATTAGCCACTAGTAAAAAAATGATGAATGGAGATTACAGTGAGTTAGTTGGAGATGAAGAAGATCTTGCAAAGAAAAAATTATATTATAAACACTTACATGAAGGTGTGAATGATATTGAAGAACTTAGAAAACAGATATATTTAGATCTAATTATTTTAAAACCAATTTTGAAAGAGATTGAAAAAGATTTAAAAAAATTATTTTCAGAGAAAAGATCAATTATGATTACTGATACTTCTTTTTTAGATGACAAAGAAAAGATTAAGAAAATATTAGATAATTCAAAAGAGGTAGGGAAATCTAACTAAAGTGAATTTTAATAAGAATAAAATCCTTAATTAGATTTTTATTCTTATATTTAATTTGATATCATTTATATTATTCTATTTGAGTATTATTACTAATTCATCCCATTTAAAAGGATTCTTACTTAATTTATCCCGTGACATTGTCCAGTTGCGACCTGGTACATAACATGTACTTATACCAAGTTTTCTCTTCCCGAATTTTGTGTGTACGTTATCTAGTGTTTTCATCAATTGTTCTTTCTTTTCTATAGCTTCAAAATCTGTGAGAAGGTCATAAGTGTGACCAGATTTAGGTTCTAGCCCAGTCAATATAACCCCACATTTTTTATACCTAATACCTTCTTTATAAATGTGAGATACCATTTTTGTTGCAGCTTTTACGAAATCTAACGCATAATCTGTTGGTTGTGAAAATGAGCCGGTTATTGACTTGTTATAAAACGGTACATTTTCATCAAAAGGACTTGATTGAACAAAAACAATAAGACAGCCGCATAATGATTCATCATCTCTCAATCTCTTACATGCTTCTTGTGCATGCATGGCTATTGCTTCTTGTAGGTCAATAAGTTCGGTAACTTTCGCACCAAAAGAACATGACTTAATAATTTGCTTTTTAGATGGCGGAGTGTCTTCAATTTCTAGGCAAGAGATGCCTTGTAGCTCGTTAATAGTACGAGCCATAACAATAGAAAAGCGTTTTTGCATTTCACGTGGTTCAGCACAAGCTAGATCAAGCACTGTATTAATTCCCATGCTTTGCAACTTTTTTGCATGTTTACGGCCGACCCCCCAGACTTCACTCACATCTATTTGAGCAAAGTAATATTCTTTATTGCACGGATCCATGTTTACGAGATCGCAAACGCCGTTAAAGCCTTGATTTTTCTTAGCTATATGATTGGATATCTTTGCCTCCGTCTTGCTGCGACCAATACCTACGCACACGGGCAAACCAATCCATTTCCATATTTTTAGGCGCATATCCTGAGCGACCTTTTCTAGGTCAAAATTTTTTTCATAAGCTGAAAAATCAACAAAACACTCATCTATTGAATATTTCTCAACTTCTTCATCAGTTACATACGATGCAAGAATCTTATGAAATCTGCGCGACATTTCAGCGTAAAGTTCATAATTGCTAGAGAGAACAATAACATTGTGTTTTTTTACTATGTCTCTGATCTGGAATAATGGCACCCCCATTTTTATATTTAAATTTTTTGCTTCATTGCTGCGCGCAACGGCACATCCATCGTTATTTGACAAAACGATGACTGGTTTATTGTTTAAACTTGGATTAAAGACTCGTTCACATGAGACGTACATGTTATTTACATCTATGAGAAAAAAGACTTTATCTTCATGTCTCATGATTTTTTTCTTGTATTTTTTAGAATATAAGTAACTACACCCCAAATTATTAGTTCTTGCCCGTCATGAAGATGAATATCATCATAATCTGGGTTTTCAGCTTTTAACCAACGCTCATTTTCATCAATCATTAAGCGTTTAACAGTAAAATCATTATCTATAAGTGCAACAACAATATCGTTGTGTTTAGCATCAAGACTACGATCAACAATCAACTCATCATCAATATCAATGCCAGCGTTAAGCATCGAAAGTGATGCCACTCTAACAATAAATGTTGCTTCTTCATTTTTAATTAGGTGCTCATTCATGTCGAGAGTTCGATCAACATAATCTTGAGCAGGAGAGGGAAAACCAGCTGAAACTTTTTCTATAGCTAAAGGTATTGAAAAAAAAGTAGTAGGGGAAACTAATTTTATGGATTCAACCTCACTCAATACCTTGCCAGCATTGAGATGTGGTTTAATTTCGATAATGGAATTGGGGATAATGCTCATAGTTACTCCTTGATTTCGTTACATAATCAAGATGATATGCTAGAGCTTGGTTTAAATTCAAATTAAAAAAATTGTGCATAAATAATGACTAGTCATTACTTGTCGCGTTAGTTAGTGCATTTGGTCGGAAATTCAACGGTGCTAATTTGCACTTTTTTTTGGTTTTGGGAAGTAGTCTGCAGTAAATTCACCTAAGGGCATTTCAAAGAATAATTGATCTGCATCTTCTTTTTTGCAATTCAGCCAATCTTCTCGATACTCGTCAGGAATAACGATAATAGACCGCTTTTCATCTTCTGGTTTATGAAACTGACTCATGAAAGGGTGATTATCTGCATTAATAGTCAACATTGACATTGATCTTACTTGTTGGCCATCAATCACTGTAGAGTCGTAAATTGCTGCAACGGTGAAAGGTAAGCCGTCTTCACGATAGATACCCCAGCGCTCAGCCTTGCCATTCACATACCTAGGTTCATAGATCTTTTCTACAGGTATCAAAGCAAACTGGCTTTTAGCCCATGCATGTCGGAAACTAGGCTTTGTATCGACTGTCTCAGTTCTAGCATTGTATGTGTATTTAGAAAATTTAAGGTCATGGTTCCAAGGTGGAATCATGCCGAATTTAACTTGCCGCCATTCTATCTGACCATCTTTAGAAAATATAAGAGGGCAGTCGTAGCTAGGATAAACATCATCTTTGTAGTCGAATGTTGGCTCAAGGAGATCTAGTAGGTGTACTCGGTCTTTAGATATAGGTTCATAGTTTGCACACATGTGGTTATCCTATAGTTGTTCTTATTTTCAGATATATAACTATAATTAATACTAATAAAAAAACAATAAAATAAGCGTTTAGTTTGTACTTTCTTATGAAACGTAGAGTATCAAACCTTTTAAATAATATTCTATTGTCTGCTTCTATAGATGCTAGTAAATTCTTATTATGATATTTTTTTTCATTAATATTAAATTCAAGGCTACTTAACTTTTCTAAAAGTGGGATAACAGATTTTGTATCGATTTTAAATTCCTTAATTTTATTCTCTATATCTACCTCATTAAAGGTGAAACTAAAATCTGGAACGGGAATTTTATTTGTTCCAAAAATAATATTATATGTCTTAAACATTTCTTTAGATTGCTGATGTGTAATATTTTTTAGTACTTCATATTGCTTATTTAAAAATTGAAGTTCTTGCGTGTAATATTCATTTAAGTGAAATATATCTTGAATTGAATATTCTGATAACCTTTCTTTCCAATTATCATTTGTTATTAAATCACTTATCAGAAAACTACCTTCTAAAGGTATTCCAAATTTAGAGTAGAAATTTTTAGCAATATCTATAAAGTCTTTATCTGGTTCAAACTTGATTGAATTTACAATTGTTTGTTCAGGAAATTTTTTTAGAAATTGTACGATATGGTCCATAGCTAAGCTTGCAACACGATGCCCACGAATTTGTGAGGGTTGGACATAAATTCCGCCATGACCATCAGTAGTAGATGATTTAGATATGCTAGCTCTTAAATTATCATCACTATCCTTTAAGAAAGAACCTTGAAAAGTAAAAGTGCTTCTATTTCTATCAAGCTTATAACCATTAGTATAATGTATAGAAATATCAATATCAGCTTCTGTTCTATATGATGAAATTTTAATTGTCGATATTAATTCAAAAATAACCCAACCTTTGAAGTTCTTGTTTCCAGAAGTTAGACGGAATATACCGAAACTTTCTTCAACTAAATGTTCATATCCATTAGCTTTAAATGTTTTACTAGTGTTAATCATAATGTAATAAAAATAAGAAATTTTAGAAAAAACAGGAATGCGCTTAACTAAACTCGATAAATATTTGTAAATTAGAAGATATAGGTAAATGATTTTTTACTCAATCTACTATATATCTCTTACTTAATTGGGTTAATCAGTACAACGAGTGTTAATGAACTCAATAATAATGGCTAGACATTCTCTAGACCCTTCAATTTGGTCCTTAAGATTACTATTGCCTATATGCTCTTCTTGAAAAAATTCATCAGCCATTTGCCATGATTTAATAACTTGAATTACATCTTCTTTTGTCCATTCTCTAGCTTGTCTAGCTATTTCATTTTCATCAAAATATTCGGCCATTTTTAATTACCTATAATTCATTTCATTTAATGTTTAAATAATAGTTAGAGAGTTAAGTTTATCCAACCATTTTCTATAAGCTTCTATTTGTTGTGGAAGGTATTCATAATAATCATATGTACCTTGCTCACCTGGCATAACATGCCCAATCATGAGTTCAGCAACATCACGACTCGTGAATGCACTAAAGTTTGTACGAGCTGTTCTACGTAAATCGTGAAGTGACCAGTGGGGCATATGAAAGTTATAGTGTCTTCGCAAACGCTCCATAACATTCGCTGCAAGAGAATTTGAGGAACCATGGCCCATTGGTGTTACATCATCATCATTTGTTAAGAAGTACTCACTATCATTCAATGACATAGCTTCAACAATTAACTCTTCCATTTCTGGCAAAATTGGACGAACAATTTCTCTACCTGTTTTTTTCCCAACTTTATTATTTTCAACTGGTACGATCCAAACCTTACGCTTTAAATCAAAGTCACTGTTTAGAGCTTTCCTTAGTTCGCCGTTACGACAGCCATACATTAAGCATAGTTTCAAAAAGATCTTATTTTTAAGTAAAGCTTTTGATTCATCGATAGCCTTCCAGACCATGGTAATTTCTTCATCACTTAAGACACGCTTACCTCGATTCTTTTCAATACCTAGATCTTCTTTAGCATATATATCTGATAAAACGTTCACTTCCACAATTTCACGTTTTTTGGCCCATTTAAGAACTTGCTTTGCGTTAGTTAAAATTCTTTCAGCGATTGAAGGTACTTCTTCTGCTAACTCTTCAAGAATTGCTAGCCATTGCTGCAACGTAATTCTTTCAATAGGTAAATCACCAATTTCATCGAAAACATGATGTTCAAATGATCTTCTAATATCCTTGGCTGACGTTTTCTTTTTAATACAGTAACTTTCATACCAATCATCAAACACTTCTTTAAGTGTGCTCGCCTCGATATATTTCTGTTGTTTTACACGTTCTTCAACTTTAGGGTTTTGACCTTTATCTAATAGTGAACGCATTTCACTAGCTTTAATGCGCGCATCTTTAAGCGAAAGGTGAGGATAGGTACCTAAATCTAGTCTTTCAGCTTTTCCAGCAAACCGGTACCGAAGCTGGAACACAACTTTACCTTTAGGTGAGATTCGAACACTCATTGCGTCACGATCAGCAACCTCTTCAACTTTCTCACGAGCCTTGCCATTATTGGCTTTAAGCCATGCTTCTGTTAAAGCCAT